CTATTTTGCTTTCTTGGTCAATCGTTTGGCAGGCGTTTGTTTTGCTGGCTCGGGACTTTCTCGGGACTTTTTGTCGGCCTCGTGTTTCGCGCGGCGCTCCGCCTCGTCCTTGACGCGCGCGGTCATGGCCTCGGCGATGTCGTCCGTGAGGGCATGCGCATAGCGCATCGTGGTCTTGATGTCGGAATGGCCGAGCATCTCCTTCACCGCGCGCAGATTCTTGGACGCCCGCAGCGTGCGGGTGGCGCTGGTGTGCCGGAGGTCGTGGATCTTGAGGTCGGAAAGGCCGGCCTTGACCTTGTCGCGGGCGAAGCGCGAACCCCACCCCCAATAAGAGACCGGGTAGCGCTTGCCGCGCACATAGGTGTTGTCGGACTTGGCGCAGCGGCGGGTGCGCTGGGCCACGAAAGTAAAGACATGCGTGGGATGGTGCCCACGCAGCGGCCAGAGCAGGCCGGTGATCTCCTGCGTGATGGGCACGACATGCGGCTTGTCGCCCTTGCCGACGACGCGGATGATGCCCGAGGCCCAATCGACCTGCGGCCAGGTGAGGCTGACGAGCTCGCGGCGGCGCAGGCCGCTCGCCTGGGCGAAGAGGCGCAGCGGGCGATAGTCGTCCCGCTCGACCTCCTCGAGGCCGATCTCCTCATCGACGCGCAACTCACGCACGCGCTCGCGGGGCTCTCGCAGGATGTGGCTCGACCAGTCCGGCTCATCCGGCAGGGCGATTTTCCACACCTTCCGCGCGCGAATGAAAATGCGGCGCAGGAGCTGGGTAAAGCCGCGATTGACCGTGGCGGGGCTCACCAGGCCTCGCCTTGGATCGCCGAAACGGTGCTCGCCGCGCCGCCGCGCGACCCACGCGGCCAGCTTGTCGTCGGTGATGTCGCCCATGGCCAAGGATGCGCCGATGGTCTTGATCAGATCGGCGAGTTCGCGATCGAGGTCTGCCGCCTTGGCGGTGTGCTGGCCGACCTCCAGCCAGTAGCGGCCGGCGGCATCGTCAATCGTCATGCGCGCGCTGGCGCCGGCGCCGCGCGCAAAGGCTGCCTTTACCCGCTCTTTTTCGGCCCGCTCGAACTCTTCCGCCGCGCGGCGAGACGTTTCTCCCGTTGAGCCGTGAAACCGTACACCACGGCGCTGGAAGTCGTAGTGGTAGTGCGGCGAGTCGGGCCGCTTGTAGACGGACATGCAAGCCTCCTCTGCCGCTCGAGAAACTCCAAGACGTCGGCGAGAGTGAATTCCCGCCGCGGGCGCACGACACCTACGCCCATGGCCCGAAAGCGGATATTGCCCGCCTTAACGTGCCGCTGCAGGGTGGAGTAGTCCATACCCAGCAGCCTGGCGGTCTCCTTGGGGGTGAGGCTGATCCGGTGTTCGAACGCGGCGAGCAGGACGGGCGGGATCGGATCGCCGGCGTGTCGATCGATCATGGCGGCGCCTCCCCCGGCTTGCCACGGCACCAGTCGAGCCGGCGCGGGCAGCGGCCGGCTGGGCACACATAGGGCTCGGCCAGACGGTCGCCGATCAGGATCGCGGCCACATCCATCCCGCCGAGGCTGAGGCGCGCCAGCGAGCGGCCGTAGCGGTCTTTCCGCGGCTCGCGCGCAAGGTCCATGCAGCTGGCGCCGGCGCGGTCCAGCGGGCCGCAGGCGGCGAGCAGCAGATCGGTGAGCCGTGCCTTGGCCAGCGCACCCAGCCGGCGCTCGGCCTCGCAGCTGGCGTGCGCGGTTTCCGGGGCGTTGAATCCGACGAGACGGATGTGCTCGTGCTCGACCACGATGGTATCGCCATCGAGCACGCGGATCTCGGCGCGGGCGGTGCCGGAGGCCAGCAGCGCGGCGAGGAGGATGGCGGTGCGGATCATCGCGATGATGCCTCCCCCGTTGCATACACATCATCGACGATGTGCCCGAGGCGGCGCGGATCGTTGACCAGCCGCTCGGAAAGGCCGAAGCGGCGCCGCCAGTAGACACGCGGGCTCGCTAGATTGCTGTCGAGTCCATCGGTGGCGATGCGAAGGCCGTGCTCAAGGAGCGGGTGCCCACGGAATATCTGCAGCATTGCCTCACTCCTCAACTGGATGGCGGATGCCTGGGTTCTTGCGGTTTTTCCAATCGGAGTCTCTATCGGCGCTTGAGCGCAGCGCTTCGACGGCCTCATCCATCTTTTTCTGAGCCAAGTTCAGCCGGTTGAGACAGGCTGTTTCATCGCGACGCGCCGCGTCTGCCCGCGACCGGGCATCCACGAGAGCGCTTGATGCCGCATGAACCTCCTCGGCAAGTTCCGCGACGGATCGTACCTTGGGCGCGGGGATATTCACGAAGCTCATCATCCCTCTCCTCAGAACGGGATTTCGTCGTCAAGGTCGGCATGGCCCCCACTGGCGCCGGCGTCACCGGATGTCGCCGCGTCGGCGCTCGCGCGCTCGCGCGGCGTGTCGTGGCGGTTGTAGTCCTCGGGCGTGCCGCGCGACCCGGTGTCCAGCTTGTCGAGCAGGGTGATCTCGCCGCGGAAGGGGCGCAGCACCACCTCGGTGAAGTACCGCTCCACGCCGTCCTGGCCGGTCGACTTGCGCGTCTCGATCTGGCCTTCGACATAGACCTTCGAGCCCTTGCGCAGATACTGCTCGGCGACCTTCAGCAGGCCTTCGTTGAAAATCACCACGCTGTGCCACTGCGTGCGCTCGCGGCGCTCGCCGGTGTCCTTCTCGCGCCAGGTCTCCGAGGTGGCGAGGCGCAGATTGGCGACCTTGCCGCCATTCTGGAAGGTGCGGATTTCCGGATCCCGGCCGAGATGGCCAATGAGGATCGCCTTGTTGACGCTGCCGGCCATGGTCAACTGGCCTCCATCGGCAGATGACCCTGAAAGTCCGGACGGTGCTCGCCGCACCAGTCATCGGCGGCGGTGGGCGGCCAGGCGGAGGAGACGGCGTCCTCGGAGTGGCGGGGGAAGCGCAGCCGGGGCGAGTTGCGGCGGCAGTCTCCATCCGAATTGCCGAGCGCGCCCTTGAGCGGCTGAACGACATCGGGCTGCCAGAAAATGCAGGTGCGGCAGGTCGGGGTGGCCATGGTCAATCCTCCTCCGGCGTCGCGCCGGCGCGGTTGAGGCGTTCGATCTCTTTGATGATGAGGGCGGCGGCGCGCACCAGGTCGCGGTGGCGGGTCTTGGGCTTCCACCAGCGCTGCGCGAACGGCCAGATGTCTCGCAGCATGCTGTTGTTCTCGATCGTGTAGATGCCCGATATACTGGCGCGCTGTCGGTCCGAGAGCGTGGCGGCAAGGGCGTAGGCGGCGCCGGCACGGGCAAGTTCGCCGTCGATGTGCAGATCGTCGTGCTCCGGCGTCCAGCCTTCGACCTCGACCATTCGCCGGCACTCGGCCAGCACGTCGGCCTCGGCTTTCGAGCCGTGATGTGCGCTCGCTTTGAGGCGATTCAGTTCATGCAGAACGAGCGCAATTGATTCCGTGAATGACACCTCATCTTCGACGTCGCCGAGTGCCTCTCCGCGATCAAGGAATCCGTCGAGTTCGGCGATAGATTTCTCGAGGGCCTGCGGCTGAACGGGTGTGGTCTTGTTCATCTCTCAAACCCTCATCGGCATGAGCACGCACAGGTCGTCCTGCGCGTCGGGGTGGCGGAAAATGGTGGGGCTGCCGGGGTCGGCGAGGGCGATCTCGACATCGCCCTTCGGCGCGGTGTTGCCGATGACATCGACCACGTATCGGGAGTTGAAACCGATCGCGAGGCCCTCGCCCTCAAAGGCGCAATCGAGAGATTCCGTCGCTTCGCCGGCATCCGGGTTGACGACGGAAAGCTCCAGCTTGCCGCTGGAAAAGCTGAACTTGACCGCGTTGCCGCGGACATTCGACACCGTGCTCACCCGATCGGCGGCGGCGCGCAGATCCTCGGCCTTGAGCGTGGCGATGCGCGTATTGCCGCGCGGAATGACGCGTTCGTAATCCGGGAACGAGCCGTCGATCAGCTTGGTGGTGAGCCGGGCGCCGCCAAAGCTGGCGGCGAGCTTGGTGGTGGAGGTGGTGAGCGTGATATCCGCCTTGTCGGCATCCGCGGCGAGCCTCTGGATTTCGGCAACCGCCTTGCGCGGCACGATGATGCCGGGCATCTGCGCCGGCGGATTGTCGACCGCGAGGTGCGTGAGCGAGAGGCGGTGCCCATCCGTCGTCACCATGGCGAGGCGCGGCGTTCCGCTCTGCGTCTGCCGCAGATGCAGATAGATGCCACCGAGGTAATAGCGCGTTTCCTCGGTGGAAATGGCGAAGGAGACGCGGCCGATGGCGGCGGCGAGCGCGGCACCGGGCAGGGCGAATTCCACTCCCTCCGCCAGGGCGGCGAGATCGGGAAAATCGCTGTCCGGCAGGGTCTGCAGGGTGAAGCGCGAGCGCCCGGCGCGCAGGGTGAGGGCGCCACGATCGCCGTCGGCCTCCAGCTTGATCTGGGCGCCCTCGGGCAGCTTGCGGGCGATCTCGAAGAGCGTCGCGGCCGAGACGGTGGTGCTGCCCGCCGTCTCGATATCCGCCGGCACGGATTGGGTCATCTCGATATCGAGATCGGTAGCGGTGATGACCATCGCTCCCGCCGTGGCGGTGAGCCGCAGGTGGGAGAGGATCGCGATGGTGTTTTTCCGCTCGACCACCCGGTGCGCGCGGGTGAGCGCGGCGAGCAGGGGCGCGCGGTCCAGCGTGAGTTTCATCGGGGCGCGTCCTGCTCGAGATTGGCGATTTCTCGCTCGATCCGCTTCTGTTCCGCGCGGAGCCGAGCAAGATGAGCGGCTGGATCAAGGACACGATCCATGCGCTCGCGAATGCAGCGGATAATCTCGGAATTCATCGAGGCGCCGTACTTGTTTGACTGCTCTTCGATAAACTCCTTCATCTCCTCCGGCAGGCGCAGCATGAACTTGGGCAATTCTCGCGACGGGTAAGTCATGACGGTGCTCGATCTGTCTGGAGAAAAAGCCGGGCGGCGGCGGGAGGCGCACCGCCCGGCAGGTTCCGGCGCCCCGCCTGAAGGCGCCGGGGGAGGATCAAGAGGATTCGGGCGAGCCCTCGAAGGTGGGCAGGGCGGTATCCTTGCCGGCCTTGAGCAGATCGTTCTGCACGCGGGTGCGCAGCCAGTATTCCCAACGATAAAGCTGGTAGAACCACGTGACGCTGCCTTGGCCGGCGCGGTAGCGGATGCGCGCGGGGATGCGCACGACATCGCCGTCCACGAAGGGCGGCAGCTGGATCATGAAGATGCCGGGAATATCGATCGGCTCGCCTTTGCCGTTCATGTGCTCGGTTTCGAACACGATCTGGCGCTCGCCCGACTGGAGGCGCGTCGACTGCTTGACCTTGGCGCCGACGAATACCTCGAGGTGCCGCGAGAGCTCGACCAGTTCGTTCGGGAGGGCGAAGCGCTCCTTGAACAGGGGCTCATATTCCGTCCGCTCGGCATCGAACGGCGTTGCCAGTTCGGCCGCGTGCTCCTCCAGGAACTCGGCGAAGTCCTGCTGCTCCATCGGCTTGCCGTTCTTGCCCACCCACGCCTTGAATTCATCGGTGAGCGGGAAGCCGTATTCCACGCGGTGCTTGAGAAAGTCCGGCGCGCGGTCGGTGCCGTGATAGTCGATGACGGCGGTGAGCTTCGGGTTCGGCCAGGCCGTGGCGGCGAAGATGGCGCTGGCCTCGCTCTTGTGCCGGTTGGTGAGCTCGATGAAGCTGCCCAGCGTCTCGACCTTGGCGGTGCCGGTGCTGGCCTTGGGCTTGAGCCGGTAGCGCTCGATTTCGCTGTGCACGCTCACCAGCTGCTGCTTGTCGGCATCCCACAGCGCGGGGATGCCGGAGGGCAGCCCCGGCCCGAGGCCGCTGGTGTCGATCGGCACATAGTGCGGGCCGGCGGCGGCCTTCGCCATGTCGGCGATGAGGCTGGCGGCGGAGGCCGCGGGGATGTCGTTTTTCGTGACGGTGGACACGGTCGCGTGCTCCATGGTGAGCGGGTTGAGGGGAGGCGAAGTCAGGCCGGCTCGGCGGAGCGCCGGCGATCGCCGACCTCGGACGGGCCGCCGAACATGTCGGACTGGCTGGGGTGCTGAACGGAGAGGCCGCCTTCCACGATCCAGAACGGCGTGGAGGTGAAGTCCTTCTCCTCCGGCAGCTTGGCCTTGACCGCCGGTTTCATATCGATGCGGTCGCCGAGCTTGGTGAAGTTGACGGTCAGGGTCAGCGTGCCCTTGGCCTTCTCTTCCGGGTGCTGCTCCAGCGCCTCGATGACGCGCTGCATTTCCGCGTTCACCTTCTCCTCGAAGCGTCCGCGGTTGGAGAGACCGAGCGCCTGGAAAGCGCTGCGGATGATGCGTGTGGACATGGCGGCTCCTCGGGCCTTCGGCGGTTCAAAGGGTGAAAAGGTCGGGCTCGGCGGGCCGGGCCGGTGCATTCGCCCGGGCTCGATGCTCGGCGATCTCGCGGGCCAGCTGCTGGGTGGTCGCCCGCTTGAGCTGCGCCGCAATCGTGCGGCGCGGCCGGTGCGCCTTGCGGCAGGCGGCATAGGCGGCCGCGAGCCGGGCGCGGGTGCGCGCGAGGTAATGGATGCGCGGGCTCATGCCGCCCCCCGTTTCGTGCCGCGGCGGGTGGCCCCCACATTCACCAGCGCCGGCAGCAGGCGGGTGAATTCCCGCCAGAGCTCGCTGCTGGCTTCGGCGGGGGCGAGCAGCTTCTGGGTGCGGGGCAGCGGCGCGGCAGCCTCCACCTCGGCATCCCAGTTGCAAGGCTTGCGGGCGAGAAAATCCCGCCGTTCGGTGGCCAGCGCCACCAGGTCGTAATGCCGGATGGCGCGGTGCTGATCCGGTGTCGGCAGGTTGAGCCCGGCGGCGGCGTGAATGGCGAGGTCGAGCCCGCTTTTGATCTCGGCCAGCGCATGCTTGAGCTCGCCGCGCCGGGTCGGCCCGTAGAGCCGCACCAGCATCTCATCCAGCGCCTGCGCCACCGGGGTGGTGATGTCGCCAAGGCCGTAGCCCTCATGCGCATCGTGCAGCGCCACCAGCGCCTGCACCTGCGGCGGTTCGCGGCCGCGCCGGGCAGCCTCCAGCGCGATCAGCGTATGCTGTGCCACCACCACCGGGTGCTGCGCGCAGCCGGCAAAGCGGATGATCTGGCCGAGCGTGCGGGCGATCTCGAAGAAATCGACCGCGCCCGGCGTGGGCGTGAGAAGGTCGATCCGCCGGCCATCGAGCGATTGCGCCCAAGGCGAGGACCGGCGCGCGGCGGGTTCATGAATGGTGACGCCGGGCGGGATCATCGCGCGCTCCAGATCATCAGCGCGAAGGCCACATGCATGATGCCGGTGCCGAGCGCGGCGACCAGAAAGGGCACTACCAGCCCGCACAGCAGCGCATCGCGCACATTGCGGGTGGTGAGCCGGCGAGAGACGGGCCGGCCAGAGGGTGGGCGGGACGAGAGAGCGCGCGGCATCAGAGGCTCCCGGTGATGAGGCCGGCGACCACGCCGACCATGGCGACGAACAGGCCGACAGCGGCGAGCCGGGCGGCCTCCTGCAGCAGGGTGCGGATCATTGGAGGGGCCTCCCATCCGCGGGGCCATTGCCGGACGGCGCCTTGGGACTGTCGGCGGCGATCAATTCCAGGATGTGAGCGCGGATCAGCATCCGCACCTTGTCGCTCGGCGCGCTGTCGAGCAGGTCCCGCACGATCTCGCCGCAGGCCTGCACGATCTCGCGGACCTGGAACTCGCGCCCCGTGGCCATCTCAGCCTCAAGCGCGGCGAGGAAAAGGCAGGAAACGCATGTCACCGAAGCCTCGCTCATCGCCCTCTCCCCTTGCCCGCCGTGGCGCGGATGTCGGAGGGCTCATAGGCCCGGCCGGCGATGCGGAAGCCGCGTTGCAGCTTGCGCAGCGAGGAGGACGCGCCGGGGTGCAGCTGGCGGGCATGGAGAAAAGCGGCGCCGAAGGCCATCCCGGCATTGCGCGGGTGCGGCACGCGGTTGCGAACCTTGCCGCGCGTGATCTGCTCGGCCAGCCGCTTGGCGGCCTCGATTGGGGCGAAAGGCATAAGGGTGAGTGGGAACATCACGCGGCCTCCCCCGTGAGGGTGGAGGCCGGCTCATCGAGCGCGGCGCGGTCCAGCGCGGCGGCGGCGCGGATATAGGCGCGCCCGGCGGCCGTGATGGCGGCGGCCAGCGCGGCGGCCTCGCCGGCATATTCGGCGATGACGGCGGCGGGATAGCCTTCGCGGGCGAGGAAATCGGCGTCGCAGGGGATGCTGTCGCGCTCGGCGGCGAGGAAGAGGACCGCCATGCGATCGGTCGGCAGGCGGGCGGGATCGCGGCGCAGGCAGATTTCATCGAGCCGCAAGGCAATCTGCGCGGCCGTGACGAAAGCCGGCTGCCAGTCCCGTTCGGGATAGGTCATCTCGCCGACCTGCCAACGGCCAAGATTGCGGCGGCCGGGGGCGTGGGTCTGGTAGTCCGCCGCGCGCAGCGCGAAGCCCAGGCTCAGCGCCAGGCCAAGGCGGGGAAACAGCGGCAGATGCTCGGCAAAGCGGACGGAAATGTCATGCCGGCCGAAGAACGAGGCGACAATCGCCTGCTGGCTGGCGGGGTCGGAACTGTCCATGGAGGCGCTCCCAATCGGTGCGGATTGGGAGCATGAAAGCAATGCTTTATATCAATGTCAAGCTATGCTTTCATTCATGGCCATGGCGCCTCAAGCAAAAAAACCGCCACTCATGAGAATGGCGGGTTTCATTTTTCAACCATGCGCCTCAATCAGGCAGGCTCAGGACAGGCTTTGAATACCTCATCTAGCGCTTTCGACGCATTTGGCCCGAGCTTAAAGACCTTGTCCCCTGTTACGCCTTTGTAACTTAGGCGAAACGCCACCTCTTTTGCGTTTCTCATCTGCCGCGCCATGGACGCGGAATCGGCAAGTTCGACAGCTTTATCGTTGATCGCTACACCAACTGTTTCAATTATATCACCAGTGTCCGCACGAAACTTTATGTCGAACTCCATGCCTTCATCAAACCGTCCAGGCCCAGCGCCCAATTCTCCGACAGCAATGCTAATTCCTTTCGGAAAACAACGAACGGCAATGATGTCGCCGCGCTGAAAGCTCATAGCAATGACCTTTGATTGGCCAGTAAATCTATCTGTATCAATCGATACTTCCCATGAGCCGAACTTTTTCGTGACTTCTTCTGCTGACGCGTTAGCGGAGGCTGCGAGCGAAGCGATCGTAATGACGGTGGCCAGTGTTCGGCGCATGTGTTTCTCCTGCCCGGTCGGATGAATCATAATACCGTTCGGGAACTCATGCGCCACAGGCTGTGCGCGTTGTCAGCAAGCAAATCAACAACCTACGGAGAGCAAGGCGCAGGTCAGATTATCACGCCAAACCGACGCACCACGCGCCCGATGATCTGCATTTCCGATAGCAAGCGGCTTTTCGGCTCATGCCGCGCGGCGTTGTCGGAAATGACACGGATACGGATGTCATCATCTTCCGTGCCGGCTATTTCCAGCCGCTTGATAATCATGCCGCCGAACTCGTCGGTGATGGCATAGAGGCCATCCGGCGAGGGGAGCCGATGTCGCGTGTCGATGAAGACGAAGTCTCCCTCGTTGAGTGTGGGCAGCATCGAATCCCCTTGGGCGGGCATGACGATAATGTCATGCGGGCGCAGGCCCATGCCAGCCAGAACCTCCGGCGGCAGACGCCAGTAGTCCCGCACATGCTCGGCCGCAAAAGTCATGCCGCTTCGTCCCGGCACGCCAGGGCTGATGATGGTCAATCCGCCGCCGCCCATTCCTGCTGTCACGTCGAGCTGTGCCGAAGCATCTTTCGGGAGGCCGCGTCGCCCGGTCTCGCTGCCGATAGTCATGGGTTCGTCAGGGTCGATAGCGCGGCCGTCGGAAGCGTCGTCCATCGAATCAATTTGGCGGGTATCGTCCAATGACGCGGCGATGTCTTCGGAGCTGAGATGCTCGGGAAGCATCTCCCCGACGCCGGACATCAGCCATTCGAGCCGCACGCCAGCCATGCGCGACATCTCGGCTAGATTATCCTTGCTCGGTCGAGCGGGCCTCCGCGCCTGCCCAGCGCGTTCCGGCTTTTCCCATTGGCTGACGGCTTGCGATGTGATTCCGAACCGCGCGCCGAACGCCTCCTGAGAAAGGCGCATGTGCTTGCGGACGGCGCGGATTCTCGTGTCGAGGCTCATCTGGCCAGCATAAAGCCGCGCTTGATGAAAGGCAGAAAGCGGTGCTTGATTTTTCATGAAAGCAATGCTTTGTATGTTGCATGGAGAACCGCGACGCATCTCTCGTGAGCGCCATCGATCGCATCGGGTCGGCTGCAAAGCTGGCAACGCTGGTCGGTGTATCGCCGCAAGCTCTCTCGCAATGGCGGCGAGTGCCGCCGCTGCGCGTGCTCGATGTCGAGCGCGTGACCGGCGTTCCGCGGCACGAACTGCGCCCCGACCTTTACCCGGCGCCATGTGTGCCGGCCCCCACCGAAGAGGCCGCCGCATGAAGGAGATCCGTTATGACTGCCGAAACGGGAATGATGGTTCAGCAGGTCGTCTTGCTGCTTCAGAGCCTGATGATCCTATGGATGGCGATGCGTCTGGATCGAAGCACCCGGCTTCTCTCCTCGATGATGACGCTGATCAAGACTGCCACCCGTGCGCCCATGCCCCCGCTCGAGGCGCCGGGATCGATTGCGAAGCGCCAGGACTGAGTATCGGTTCGAACGGCGGACCCGCTCGCGAAAGCGACGCCCGATTGCAGAAGTGGGCCTGTTGTGGAGCCGGCGGCCGATACATCGCTGCCAACGGGCAGCACCTTAGGGTCGGTCTGGTCGCCAAAGTTGTCAGCATAAGCCGAGAATATGCGACCGCTGCGCGGCTTCTCGAGCCGAAACTCCTTCACATGCGCGGTTCTCGGCCCGAAGTTTCGAACCGATATGACGACGGGGAACCAGTCCTCGCCGCGCGGGCGCGGTGCAATGGTGCATTCCACGTCTGGCAGCTCGCCGTTGCGCTGGCGCCGGTCTTGAATGAACAGCAGGAGCGCCGTCGCGCTTCCCACGATCGTGGTCAGCACAGCCGTGATGTTGGGCAGGTTCAGCCAGTCCGGCATTTACGTCGCTCCGCTTCTTCGTTCGGTGAGGCCGCATGACTCTCCGCCTCTCCCCTCATCTTCTCTGCCCGCGCCAGACGCTCCAGCGCGCGGCGCAGCTTCTCGCGCTGTGCGGCGCGCCGATCCTCGAGGCTCATTCCATGCTCTTCGCCGCCCTGCATGTCCGCGCTCCGCCGTGAGGCTGTCTCTGTGATCTGACGGGCTGACCGTCGCACCCACCGCACGTTTTCCCAACGAAAAAGCATGAGGGCTTTTTTCGTGACCGATACCGCTTTGCCTGACGGGCTCATCCCGCTCATCAAGAACACCACCCGGCTCGCCGTGGTGGCCTGTGCCGTGCCGGGCATGACCGGGCCGCAGCGGATCGAGCATCTGGCCGGTTTTTCGGCCGGCACGATCAGCCGGTGGGGCGGCGACGCGCACAAGGACCTGATGCCTATCGAGGTCGCCTTCCTGGTCGAGTTCCTGACCCAGAAGCCGATCTTCGCCCGGGCGCTGGCCGCGCTCACCGGCCACAAGCTGGTGCCGATCGCCGAGGACGAGGACGCCCTTGCCGAGCTGGGCATGGCGGACCTTCTGGACCTCTCGGCCTCCTCCTCGCGTGTGCAGACCGTGGTCGCGGACGCGCTGCAGGACGGCAAGGTCACGCCCGCGGAGAGGCGGGAGATCCTCAAGGTCAAGGCCGCCCACCATGATGTGCTGACCCGCATCGCCCGCAAGCTAGCCGATGTCGACGAGCGGGGCGCCTGACCATGAGAGGGGCGAGCTTCACGCGCGAGGAAGATGCCCGCCTGCGCGCGCTGCATGCCGAGGGGCTGAGCGCCCGCGAGATCGCGGCACAGCTGGCCGGGGAGGGGTTTCCCGCACGTAGCCGCAATGCGGTGCTCGGTCGCGGCCACCGCATGGGGCTGGAAAAGCGCGAGCAGCCGGCGCTGCAGCCTCGCGCGGTGGCGGCGCTTGGCGCGAAGGCGGCGCAAGAGGCGGCGCAAGCGGCAGCGGTCAAAAAGGCGGTGCCGAGGGCCCGCGCCCGCGTCGCCGCCGCGCCGGAGGTGGCCGCGCCGATCGTCCCCACTGTCCCGGTTGCCCCGGCCTTCGTGCCGCCGGTGGGCTGGCGGGGCGTGCCGTTCATCGGGCGCACGCCGGAACAATGCTGTTTCCCGCTCTGGCCGGACCATGCGCCAATTCCCGCGCGGCCGATGGTGTGCGGCGCCCCGGTGCGGGCGGGGCACTCCTATTGCGCCGCGCATTACGACCACACCCACAACGCCCCGAGCGGCGGGCCGCTGGAGCACCGCGCCGGCAGTTTCGCCCGGCATGACGGCGTGGCCCCGCGCGGGCCCCGGCCGGCCGCGCGGGAAGAGGATGCGCCGGAAATCGAGGTGCCGGACCTGGTGGACGCGATCGGGGGCGCGGCATGAGCGGGCCGGACAGATTGCGCCCGGCCCCGCGCCACAAGATGAGCGCACCGTGGTCGGCGGCGGAAGACGCCATCCTGCGGGATGGCCTGCGGCGGGGGCGCTCTTTCTCCGCCATTGCCGAGGAGCTTCGCTGGGCGGGCCAGCGGCGCACGGCCGATTCCGCGCATGCAAGGGCCGGGCGCCTCGGCCTGCTGGATGAGCGCGCCGAGCCGGACGAGATCCTGCAGGTGCGCGATACGCGGGGCGAGGATCCGCTTCTGTGCGCCCTTTCCGCGCACCACGCCGGCGCCCCGCGTGATGTGCGGCCCGGCCGAGCCGATGGCGCGGCCTTCAACTGGCGCCGGCTGGTGGCCGGCGTGGGCTCTTCCGGCAGCCCCGCCGCGCTCTGCGCGGACGAGGGCGACCGCAAGCAGTGGTGAGGGACATGCTCGCGCGCCCGCCTCGCCCCTTTCCCGCCAGCCCATTCGCGCCGCGCGCCGGCACACGCCGGCCCGTGGTGGTGGTGCGGCGAAGGCCCTGGCGGCGGCTGGTGGCCGTGGTGCGCGGGCTGGCCGCGCGCTCGGTGCGGGAATGGGAAATCGCGAGCCGGCTCAACATCAGCCAGCGCCTGGTGCGCCTCGCCCTCAGCGAGGGCGCCGGCATCTGGACCCCGGAGCAAATGGCGCGGATGCGCGCGGCATGGAAGGCGGAGGCGGGACGGTGAAACTGTTGGCGGATCGGATCTTGGCGGCGCCTCGCTCGCAACTCAAATGGTTCGAGCGAGCCCGGGACCTCCTGAAAATGCCGGACACGAACCATGACATATTGGCGCATCCGCAGGGCGCGGTTGATCGGTTCGTGCTTACGGCGGCAACGGCTGATGTCTTGGCCGATGTCGTGAGTAAGCCGGGTCAGTTTGATCTGCTTCGGCAAGTGGCCCGTTCTCCGTTGCCGCGCCTCTGGCTGGATGTGCCGTCTTACCATTGGGCGTTTCTCGTCGATGGTGATGTGGCGATCTACTTCGACCAGTCGGCCGTTGAGGGGCTGGCGCGTTTTCCCACACCCGTTGCAGGCGTTGTGGTCGCCGCGGATTCGCCCAGCTTCGGAGATGCGTTCCTTCTGCCGCCAATGCGCAGCACCTTGGCAGGTAGGGCTGGGGCGAATGACTACATCGCGAGCATCTCCGCGCGCGTGGTCACGATCCTCGGTGTGCTCTCATCGCCGCATTTTGCCAGCACGCGGCGGGTCATGCCGGGTCCTGAGGGCGATGCTGCGCGCCGCGCCTTTCTCGCGCGCAATGCGCAGCGCGGGCGGCCGATCTTTTCGCACAACCAGGTCGATCTGTTGCTGCCGAAAACGGCCGTGCATAACGGTGTCTTGAGGTCCTGCGATGAGATGGCGTCGGTGCGGGCGCATATGCGGGTTGGCCACTGGCGGCTGATCGAAGGCCGGCTCGATCCCTATTTTGTCTGGATCGAAGGGCGCGAAGTCGGCAACCGCGCGCGGGGTTATGTCGCCAAGACACGCCATGTCGAATTGGCGGGCGACAGCGTCCGCCGGGGCTTTCGCGTCCCCGCTGAGATCGGCAAGGCCGGCGAGCGTCGCAAGGCGGAGGCGCTGCGATGAGCCCCCCTGAATCCTTTCTCGATGGGCGTGTGACGCTTCACTGCGGCGACAGCCGGGACGTGCTCGACACTCTGGAGCCCGAGAGCATCGATCATTGCGTGTGCGATCCGCCCTATGCGCTGGTGTCGATCGGCAAGCGCTTCGGCAAAGACGGCGCGGCGCCGGCGAAGGGCAATGACGCCTATGCGCGCGCCTCCGCGGGTTTCATGGGGCAGGGCTGGGACACGGGTGAGGTCGCCTTCTCCGCCGAATTCTGGCGGAAGGTGTGGCGAGTGCTCAAGCCCGGCGGCCATGTGGTCGCCTTCGGGGGCACGCGAGCCTATCACCGTCTCGCCAGCGCGATCGAGGATGCCGGCTTCGAGATCCGCGATTCCATCGCCAATGCCATCAGCCTTGACCCCGCCGTGCGGGCCTTTGTCGAGAGCCTGGACGCGGCGCAGCTGGACGCCTTCCTGCGCCTCGCCGACCAGATCGAATTCGAGGGTCTGCTCGCGTGGGTCTATGGCACCGGCTTTCCCAAGAGCCACGATGTCAGCAAGGCGCTCGACAAGATGGCAGGGGCTGAAAGACCCGTCATCGGGCGCAGCGCAAGGCATGTCAGCGGCAAGCCGAACCAGCGCACAGAAGGCTTAGTAGGATCTTCGGCATTTGCCGAGAGCATCGGAATGGGCGCCTTCGCAACTGCCCCGGTAACCGATGCAGCCCGCGAATGGCAGGGCTGGGGCACGGCGCTTAAGCCGGCCTGGGAGCCGATCGTGCTGGCGCGCAAGCCGCTGGTGGGGAGCGTCGCAGAAAATGTGCTGGCGCACGGAACGGGCGCGCTGAACATCGACGGGTGCCGGGTAGCGACGGCCGAAAGCATCACCGCTACGCGCAATGTTGCTTTGGGCTCATCGGGCAATGGCGTTTATGGCGGCGCGAACGTAGCCGGGGTGTATCGGCAGAAGGCTGGTGGCCGGCACCCCGCCAACATCATCCATGACGGCAGCGCCGAAGTCGTGGCGGCTTTCCCCGTTGCGCCCGGCGCGCTTCGCCCGGTCACTGGCGATGAGCCGTCGTCGCCCTTCGCCAATGTCTATGGCGATATGCCCGCACGCGCCGGCCGGGCCGAGCCGCGTGGCGACAGTGGTTCCGCCGCGCGCTTTTTCTACTCGGCCAAGGCGGACGCCGATGACCGGCTCGGCTCCACGCATCCGACCGTCAAGCCGGTCGATCTCATGGCGTGGCTGGTGCGGCTGGTGACCGTGCCGGGCGGCGTGGTGCTGGATCCTTTCGCGGGCACGGGCACCACGGGCGAGGCCGCGTGGCGCGAGGGCTGCCGCGCGGTGCTGATCGAGCGCGAGCCGAAATTTCAAGACGACATCCGCCGGCGGATGGCGCTGTGCGGCGCCGGCGCCGGTACCCGCAAGCGCGAGTCCGCCAAGGCGCGCGCCGAGGCGGAGGGCAAGGCGCCGGACTTCGGGCCGTTGTTCGCAGGTGGGGAGGCGGCGGAGTGATGGGCCCGATGCTCGAACTCGTTATCGACAGTTTCGCGGGCGGTGGCGGCGCGTCGGAAGGCATCCGCGCGGCGCTCGGGCGCGATCCGGACATCGCGGTCAACCACGATCGCATGGCCCTCGCCATGCACCGCATCAACCACCCCGGCACGCGGCACCTGGTGCAGGATGTGCTGGTGGTCGATTCCGTGAGCATGTGCGCCGGGCAGCCGATCGGCCTGTTGTGGATGAGCCCGGACTGCACCGACCATTCCAAGGCCAAGGGCGGCCCGCCGCGGCGCGGGGCGGACAGCACGCGCGGCCTTGCCTGGGCGATTGTCGGTTGGGTCAAGGCCCTGCCCAAATGGCAGCGCCCGCGCGTCATCGTCCTCGAGAATGTCGAGGAGTTCGCCCATTGGGGCCCGCTCACGCAGGACGGCAAGCGCTGCCCGCTTCAGAAGGGCGCCATCTTCAAGCAGTTCGTGCAGGCGTGGCGCGATCTTGGCTATCCCGCCATCGAATGGCGCGAGCGCCGCGCCTGGAAGGCGGGCGCGCCGACCATCCGCAAGCGGCTCTACATGGTGATCCGTCGCGACGGCGAGCCGATCGTGTGGCCCGAGCCGGCCTTCGGCAACCCCAGCGATCCCGCGGATGCCGGGCGCATTGCGCGCGGCGAGCTGCAGCCGTGGCGGACGGCGGCCAGCCATGTGATCGACTTCTCGCTGCCGGGCCCCTCGATCTTCGACACGGCGGAGGAGATCAAGCGCAAATTCGGCGTGCGGGCGAAGCGTCCGCTGGTGTTCAATACGCGGGCACGACTGGCCGTCGGCACGAAACGGCATGTGCTCGACAACCCGCGCCCCTTCCTCGTCAAGGTAAACCACACCGCGCGGGGAGAGCCGCGGGACCGCGCGCTCGGGCTCCCCGTGACATCGCTCACCCTGACGCGGGACGATGCCGTGGCGGTGCCCATTGTCACCTATGCGCAGCAGGGCGGCGGCACGCGGCCGTCAACGGCGCCGCTCCATACGGTCTGCGCCTCCGAGAAAGACCAGAACGGCGTCATCATGCCCTATGTGACGAAGTTCAATTCTGGCTCTACCGGGCACAAGATCGATGAACCGCTGCATACCGTCACCGCGCATGCCTCCGCAACGCATGGTGGTGGCGCAGCGCCCCTTGGTCTGGTGTCTGCCGTCCTCGTCGGCTGTGGTGGCCGAGCCGCACAGAGCGAGCCGCAGCCCGGCGACGCGCCTGTGTTGACCCAGACCGGCAAGCCGGACCTGTGCGTGGCGGTGCCCATGTTGGTCCCGCGCTATGGTGAGCGCGATGGGCAGGAGCCGCGATCCCTGTCAGTTGATCGGCCTCATCCGACGCCAGTGCCGACCGGGAACGAAGCCGGCCTTGCGGCGGTTTTCATTGCCCAGCACACGGCCGGTTCGCATCCGGGCTCGCCGGCTCACCGAGTCGAGCAGCCGACCAATACCATTCTAGGCGCGGGTTCCCAGCACGGTGTGGTCGCCGCAAGCATGTTGACCTTGCGCGGCAGCGACCGAAGGGACGCCTCGGTCGACGCGCCGGTGCGCACGCAAAGCGCCGGCGGTCAGCACAGCGCGGTGATCTCTCTGCCGTTGATGACGGTCTATTACGGCACCGACGATGACGGCGCGCCCGTCGACCAGCCCAGCCGCACCGAGACCGAGAAGCCCCGGTTCGGCCTAGTGGATGTTCTCGCTTGCGCGCCGCCTTTCGGGCGTGAGCACGAACCCCGTGCGCGCGAGGTGGCGGAGTTCCTGCGCTCCCACGGGTGCTGGGGTGACGGGGAGTTCGTCACCCTGGATGTGGACGGACATGCGGCTGTGCTGGTCGACATCGGAATGCGCATGCTCACCCCGCGCGAGCGGTTCAATGCGCAGGGTTTCCGGCCTGACTACATCATCGATCGCGGCATCCTCGAGGATGGTTCGACGGTGCATTTCACGCTGGAGCAGCAGGGCCGCATGTGCGGCAACTCGGTGTGCCCTGCCGAGGCCGAGGCATTGGTGCGCGCGAACTATCGCCCGCGCGAGGTCCTGCGCCCCGCCAGTCGCAAGGCCCCGCTCGCGATGCCCCTGTTTCAGGAGGCAGCGGAGTGATGCGCGGGCACGTGACTTTTATTCCGGGGGCCGGGCATTCACGCCGCGACCTGGTGCGGCTTGATCTCTGCGATCTCCGGACGCGCGCCTTCGGCCGTGGCGAGGTCGAAGCTCGACTGCAGGTTCATCCAGAATTCCGCGCCGGTACCGAGAAAACGGCCGAGCCGCAGCGCCGTGTCGGCGGTGACGGGTGTTTCCTCGCGCATCAGCCGCTCGATGCGGGTGCGCGGCACGCCGAGCGCCTTCGCCACGGTGTAGGGCTTGAGGGCGAGGGGGGTGAGAAACTCTTCCCGCAGGATCTCCCCGGGATGGATGGGGGGGTGGGGGCCAATCATGATTGTCTCTCCTCAGTGGTAGTCGACGATTTCGACATCGGCGGCGCTGCCATCGCGCCAGACGAAGCAGATGCGGAACTGATCGTTCACGCGGATGGAGTGCTGGCCGGCGCGGTCGCCCTTCAGCGCTTCGAGCCGGTTGGCGGGCGGCACGCGCAGCGCGTCGAGTGTGACGGCGGCGTTGAGCATGGCCAGCTTGCGTTGGGCAGTGCGGACGAGATCGGCCGGGAACCCCTTGCCGACGGTGCCGGTCCACACCGTTTCCGCCAGCTTGTTTTTGAAGTTCACGATCATCGCTGCCTCGCCGCTTTCGATGATAAAAACGTATCTTGTTATGATACGAAGAGCAAGAGAAAAGTATCATCTCAAGATACGTTTTTGGAGGTTCCGGAATGATCACCCCCGCCGCTCTCGAAGATCTGCGCCGGCGCAACCCGGTGCCGGAGGTGGCTGGCAAATGGGTGAGCCTGCGGCGGGGCACCAAGACTGGGCGCATGGTTGGCCCGTGTCCGCTGCACTCCAAGGACCCGCACGCCAAGGATTCTACCAGCTTCGAATGCTGGTCCGATGGCTGGGTGTGCGCCCATTGCTGCAAGGGCGGCGACGTGATCCGGCTGGTGGAGGAGTACGAGCACAAGAGCTTTCGCGAGGCCGTGGAATGGCTTGGCGGGCCGCGCGAGGTCGATGACGCGGAGGAGGCGCGGCGCGCGGCCGAGCGGGCGGAAAAGCAGGCGCAGCAGGAGGTGGCGCAGGCGGGCTTTCGCAACCGCGAGCGCGACAGGCTCTATGGTTGGTGGCAGGAGGCGCGGCCGGTGGCGGGCTCGCCGGCGGAGCAATATCTGCTGCGCCGAGGGTGCCGGGTGCCGCCCGGCGCGCGGCTGCGCTTCCGCCCCGATCACCCCTACATGGTGCATGAGGGGCGCGACGAGCGCGGGCGCGATGTGTGGCGCGCCATCCATCGCGGGCCGGCCATGATCGCGGCGATCACGGCACCAACCGGGCATTTCCTCGGCCTGCACATCACCTGGCTCGATCTCGACCAGCCCAAGGGCAAGGCGGTGATCACCCACCCCGAGACCGGCGAGGTGCTGCAGGCCAAGAAGATGCGCGGCAGCAAGCAGGGCGGGCAGATCGAGCTGCTGCGCTGCGCCTCGCCCACCTGCCTGATCATTGGCGAGGGCATCGAGACGGTGCTGTCCATCTATGCCGCCATGGTGCGCAAGGGGCGCCCGCTGGACGGCATCGCCTTCTGGGCGGCGGGCGACCTGGGCAATCTGGCGGGCAAGGCGGCGGCGGGCTGCCGCGTGCGCCATCCCATCGCCAAGGATGCGGCCGGGCGCACCCTGCTGGTGCCGGGCGCGGAGCCGGACCTGGCCAGCAAGGCGGTGACGATCCCCAACAGCGTCTTCGACCTGCGCCTGCTCGGCGACGGCGACAGCGACCCCTTCACCACGCGCCTCGCCATGCAGCGGGCCGAAGCCCGCCACGCGTGCGCGGGGCGGCGCATCCTGACGGCCTGGCCGGAGCCGGGCCGCGATTTCAATTCCATGCTGCAAGGCGGGGAGTGCGCGGCGTGACGGACGATATTCCCACGATCGATCCGGACGACGCCATCCTTGCGGCCGTGTTCCCGGAGGGGGCAGACGCCCCGGCGATCGGGACAGGCGGGACTGTCCCGGCGGGACAGGCAGGTCCCGATGAGCCGCCACCCACAACTCCGCCAGCGCCGCCTAAGCCCAAGCGCCGGAAGAAGGCCGAGGCGCCGGCGCCTGATGATGATGGCGAGCCGCCGCGCGGTCGCACTATGGGCTATTCGCTGGAGCGGATGAACGAGGAATGGGCTCTGGTGCTCATGGGCTCGAAGGCCGTCATCGTGCATGAGCAGGCCGATGGTCCGATCGAGGATCGGCTACGCATCATCTCCATCGACGCATTCAAGGCATGGTTCGCGAATCGATACACCGAGACCGTCAACTCCGCTGGCGACCTCAAGGTGATGACGTGGGCGAACCGCTGGCTGACCAGCCGCGAGCGCCGGCAGTACAAGGGTATCGAGTTCAAGCCGGGGAGCGATGCCGAGCCGACCGAGGGTTATCTCAACCTCTGGCGCGGCTTCACCGTGGCGCCGCGAAAGGGCGGCTCCTACGCGATTTTTCGGGACCATCTGCTGAACAATGTCTGCGGGGGCGACCTCGATTTGTTTAAGTGGGTGTTCGGCTGGTTTGCCCACATGATGCAGCGCCCGCGCGAGCGGATCGGCACCGCGCTGGTGATGCGCGGCAAGATGGGCACGGGCAAGACCAAGATCGGCGAGGTGATCGGCGGGCTGATCTCCGCCCATTACTTCGCCGTCGACGACCCGCGCTACGTGACGGGGCAGTTCAACGCGCACATGGCGTCCTGTATCTTCCTTCAGGCGGAAGAAGCGGTGTGGGCGGGCGACAAGGCGGCGGAAGGCCGGCTCAAGGGGCTTGTCACCTCGAAATTCCAGATGATCGAGGCCAAGGGCATCGATCCCATCCGCATCGACAATTTCGTGCGCCTGCTCATGACCTCGAATGAGGATTGGGTGGTGCCGGCCGGCAAGGACGAGCGGCGATTCTGTGTGCTGGACGTGCACCCGCGATGCGCCCAGAACACCGACTATTTCCGCGAAATGGACGAGGAGCTCGATAATGGCGGGCGCGAGGCGCTGCTGCACGACCTGCTGCATTTCGACCTCTCGACCGTCGATCTGCGCAAGATCCCGCGCACGGAAGGCCTGCTCGAACAGAAACTGCGCTCGCTCGACAGCGTCGAATCGTGGTGGTTCGAGCGGCTGACCACCGGCACGACCACGCGCACCGGCGAATACTGGCTCACTGAGATATCGGCCGATGTGATGTTTTCCGACTATCTCGACGCCTCCGAGAAGATAGGTATCCGCCGCAAGGCGGAGGCGACGGCGGTCGGCATGAAGCTGCGCAAGCTGGTGCCGGGCATCAAGCGCACGCGGCTGACCTGGGAGGTGGCCGCCGGCGTTTTCAAACGCACATGGTGCTACGTGCTGCCCGAACTCGATGCGTGCCGAGAGGCTTTCGTCACTGAACTCGGCCAGCCCGTGGATTGGGGCGAAACCGATGCGTGAGAGAGACCGGTCTTGTTGGGGTAGATCCCCCGGCAGCGTCCACCCTGTCCCACCTCGCGCGCAGCGGATTTGCAAGGTGGGACGCGAAAACGGGTTCATCTTCAAGGTTTTGTCCCACCTGTCCCACCTTGCCGCGCGTATGTACGCGATCACGCGCGCGCGAAAGCCACGGGGTTGGAATGTGGATCACGCCGACGCCACCGCTCTCGCGGCTCAAAGGTCGATTTGAGGTGGGACAGGTGGGACAGGTGGGACAATGCCAGCATTGGCAAGGCGTTATGCCTGTCCCACCTTTGTTTTCTTGAAAATAAAGGTGGGACAGGTGGGACAGAAGGGGCGAGGCGTGAAACAAGCGATCGATATCGAGGATCTGCTGGTCTGGGCTTACCGTGACATGGAAGCCGACAAGGTTGCGGGGATGGGGTGGACCGGGCCGGGCGATCTGGCCTCCAGCTGGGGTGCGGTCGATCGGGCCTCGGTGCTCGGCGCCGTGGTGCGGGTGTCGCCCTACGAGCTTCTGCCGGGTGATTGCGACGACGCGGCCATGGTGCATGACGCCGTCATGGCGCTCGATGCGGCCTTCGCGGCGATCGATGCCGACACGGGCACGACCATGGTGCTGGACCGGGCGATGATCGAGGGCGAGGGCGGCAGGGTGGAGGAGTTCCCCGGCGAGCGGGCGCGCATCACCGGGGCGGATGGCATGGTGACGCTGGCCCGCAAGATCACCATATCGGTGCATCTGCTGCTGCACGCCCGTTCCTCCACGCGGCCGGACTGTTATGCCGATGTCGCCCGCCGGCGCGGCCGCCCGTCGCGCGATGGCGAGATCGCGCCGGGCCTCACCTTTGCCGAGATGATGCATGCCCGTGCGGTCTATGCCGTATGGCACGCGGCGCTCGGCATCCTGGCCACCGATCTCACCGATCGCCTCACCCGCTGGGCGCCGCAAGGGCCGAAAGTCAGTGATTCGCCGTGGCTGCTGCGCACCGGCCGCGTGCTGGAGGCCGTTTCGAGCGATAATTCAGCGGCTGGCAAGCCATTGAAAGCAAAGCGGAAACGGCGCGTTTGACAGCCGATCCACCTTGACGCATATTCACCCCGTCGAAAGAGCGCCCGGTTGGACCCCCAGCCGGGCGCTTTCGTTTTCAAGCGACGGACCTGACGGCGGGAGGTGGCGATGTGACCCCGAAGGCATCCCCCCTCCGCGCCCCTCCGACCTGTTGCGCCCGCGCAACTGCACCCCCCGGGTTCAGGGACCGTACCCCCTTTCCGACAGCCCGCGGTCCCGGCGGAGCGCGGAATTCTGTCAGTGAGACAGTGGTTTAGCTTGGGTTGACAGGGTTGACAGATGGCGCAGCCGGTTGACAGCGGCGGGCCGCGCATCATGTGGGCGATCTCTCAGATCGTCGAGCGGGATGGGATTTCGAAGCAGGCTGTCTCGAAAGTCGTGCAGTCGCTCATCGAGAAGCACGATATCCCGGTTGAGCGCGATGGGCGGGGGCGCGTCGCGAAGGTCTCGCTGGCCCATTATGACTTTCACCGCGGGCAGTTCGTGAACCCGGCCAAGGTCGCGGCGGCGCGCGGCGCATCTGCGCCGCCGGCCGAACCTGGCACGGGGCGCAACGACAGTTTTGACGAAGCCCGGCGCATCAACGAGTGGCTCAAGGTCGAGCAGACCCGGCTGCAGCAGCGTGTCGATTCGGGCAAGCTGCTGCGCGCCGACAAGATCGGCGAGGCGCTGGACCATGTCGGCCGCGAGGCACAGGCCATCATCGCCCGTCTGCCGAACAAGGCGGACGACATCGCTCTTGCCGGTGCCAAGGAAGGTGTGCATGGCGTGCGCGTGCTGCTGCGCACGCTCGCGGCGGAAATCAATACGCAGATCGCGGATGCCCTGGCCAAGATCGGCGTGGAGGCGCCGGCGACCGATGCGGCTCTCACGGATGACGGCGGATGAACGCACATGCGGGCGCGTTGCGGCTGGTGGCCGAGCGGCTGTCGGCCGCCATCCGCCCGCAACTGCCCCTGCCGTTCGATGTCTGGCTGGCGCGGAACATCGTGCTCGTCGATGGCGAGAGGAAGGGTGAGCGCTGGTCGGCGGCGGATGCGCCCTATCTGGTCGAGGTGGCGCGGTGCCTGTCGATCGAGCACCCGTGCAACCTCGTCACGGTGCGCAAGAGCCAGCAGACCGGCGTGTCGATCCTCGCGCTGGCATGGTGCCTGTATTTGGCCGAGGTGGCGCCGGACAATATCATCTACGGCGTGCCCGGCATCGACATGTTGCAGGACATCAACGGCCAGAAGCTGCAGCCGCTGATCGACGCGTGGCAGAAGGAAACGGGTAAGCGGATCATTCTGCCGGGGAAAGAGCGCTCCGGTGCTGGCTCGACGGTCTATGAGAAGAGGTTCCCCGGCGGCTATATCAGCCTCGCCAATGCGAATGTGGCGACTGACCTGTCGATGCGCACCACGCGCTATGGCGTCAAGGACGAGTTGTCGAAGTGGAGTGAGACGGCGAAGGGCGAGGACCCGGAAGAGCTGTTCTTCGGTCGCTTCACCGCCTTTCTGCGGCAGAAGTCCTACAAGATTTTCGAGCTATCGACGCCGGAGCAGGATAGTGGCGACGAACTGGGTGAGGCGCCCGGCCATTGTCGGATCGATCGGTCCTTTCGCAGGTCCGACCAGAGGTTCTGGCACATTCGCTGCCCGGAATGCCCGCCGGCCGATGACTTCGAATTCGTGCAGACCGATGCGGGCTTCCATGTCGATCGTGCTCAGCCGCACAAGAGCTACTATGTCTGCCCCAATTGCGGTCACTGGATGAGCGAGATGGAGCGCGTCGCCGCGGTACGCGCCGGCCGTTTCATCGCCACTCGGGAGGGGCCGGATCGTCATCCCGGCTTCCACATCGACGGCTTCATCAGCCTCATGTTGAGCTATGAAGCGATCGCCAATGCCAAGATTACGGCTGAACGCACTGGCAGCGAGGCGGGCATTGCCGGCTACACCAAGCGCGTTCTCGCCCTGCCGTTTCAGGAGCGCGGCAACGCGCCGGACCATGAAAGGCTCATGGAGCGGCGCGAGGCCTATGAACGCGGTGTGATCCCGCCCGATGGCCTTATCTTTGTGGGTGGGGTCGACGTGCAGGGTGACGGGCTGTGGTATGAGCTCCCCGCTTTCGCCGAGGATCGGCAGAGTTGGGTGGTCGATGCCGGATTTCTCGCCGGCTCGACCGACGATCCGAATGCGGGTGCCTGGCTGCTGCTGGAGGAGTTGCACGCCAAGTCATGGCCGGACGCGCATGGTAATGCGCGCCGGCTTGATGCCATCGCCGTGGATGCCGGCGACGGAAACCGCACCTCGCAAGTCATCGAATGGTGCCGGCGGCATGTGAATGCCTACGCCATCAAGGGCTTGAAAGGCCGAGGTGTGCCGGCGATCGGCCAACCATCGAACAAGTCCGTGAAGAAAGATGGAAAGCTACGGAAATTCCGTGGCGGCAAGGTATGGCCGGTGGGCACCTGGTCGCTGAAAAGCGAATTCTACGGCAATCTGCATCGCAAGGGACTGGCAGCGGGCGCCGAGGTTGATCCTCCGGGCTACTGTCATTTCCACGCTGATCTGGGCGAGGAATATTTCAAACAGATCACGGCGGAATGGTTCGAGCAGAAGATGGTCAACGGGCGCTACCATGAAGAATGGAAGAAGCTGCGCAAGGACAACCATCTACTCGATGCGCGTATCTACGCCATGGCGATGGCCGAACTGCTCGGCATCTCCCGCCTGACGCGCGACGGCTGGGCGGCGCTGCGGGCACGCTACGCGGTGGCCGCCCCGGCGGACCTGTTCGCCTCGGAAGTTGCAAAGCAGGCGGTGGCGGGGGGCGGCAGCGCTTCTGCGCCGCTCGATGCGGCGCCGAGTCCGATACCGGCCTCGCCCGCGCCGCCGCCTCCTGTGCCACCCGCGCAGCCATCCCGCCGGCGGGGATCGTGGGGGGCCTATTCCTAGGGAAAAGAGAGCATGGTCGAGGCGAAACCGAGGTATCGGCGGGCGGCGGGGTCGCGCGCGATTTTGCCGGACGCCGTGCCGGCGCTTCCCGCCCCAGCGGCGGGCGCCGCGGCCCCGGCGATGCGGCCTTCGGCGCGCTACCTCAGGGACAACAGCACCGGCATCCTGTCGATGCGGCGGGCCTATACCCGGGACAGCGCGCGCGATGTGTGGGAGGCGGCAGACCGCGCCTATGCGCTGGCGACAGACTTTGTCCAGAACAATGGCTGGATCGCCGGCGCGGTGGAGCAGGTTGTGACCGACATGGTCGGCCCCGCGCTGACCTTCAACTTTCGACCGAACTTGACCGGTCTCGGCTATGACGACAAGCAGGCCTCGGCCTGGGCCAGCCTTGTCGAGGACCGCTTCACCCAATGGTCGGGCGACAAGAACGAGTGCGATCTCGCGGGGGAATCGACCCTGATCGAGATGCTGGACGGCGCCACACGCTATTATCTCGCGGGCGGCGAAGCCTTTGTGGTGCTGGATTTTTTGCCCCCCCTGCAGCGGCAGGGGGCCGAGAGCGGCACGCGCTTCAGCCTGGTGGCGCCGCACCGGGTGCCGCGCACGACGAATCAGATGGAGGGCCTGTATCAGGGCATCTTTCGCGATGCGAACGGCCGGGCGACGCATTATCGCTTTCGCCGCTGCCAGGACGGGATCGATCGCGACGAGGATATCGCCGCGCGCACCGCGAACGGCCTGCCGAACGTGATCCACGCCATGGATCGCGGCGCGGCGCCGGGCAGCCCGCGTGGCATCACGCCGCTGGCGCCGTGCCTCAAGGCGATCGCGCAGAGCGACCAGCTGGCGGACGCGACACTGGCGACCGCACTGCTGCAGACGGCATTCGCGGCGACGATCAAGAGCCCGGAACCGAGCCAGGCGGCATTCGAGGCTATCCAGACGCTGGCGGATACCGATCCGCCGTCCGGCTGGACGGGCACGGCGGCGGAGTGGACGACGCATGTCGGGGGCATTCAGGCCGACCTCATCGACGTGTGGGGCCAGCGGATCGACGCGCTGAAAAAGGGCGGGATCAACCTCGCGGAATCGGCGCGCATCGGCCATCTCGGCCCCGGCGAGGAGCTGGATTTCCACACTGCCCAGACGCCCGGCAACAATTACCTGCCTTTCTCCCGCGACATTCGCCGCGAGATCGCTCGGTGCCTGGGCGTGACCTATGAGGCCTATTCGCTCGACCATGAGGGTTCCACCTACACCTCGGAAAAAATGGGCGTGGCGACCATCTGGCCGATTATCGAGCGGCGGCGCTCGCGGGTGCCGCAGCCGATCGTGCTCGGCATCTTCGCCTGCTGGCTGGATGAGGAGATCGCGGCCGGCCGCATCCCGTTCAAGGGGGGCTATCGCGCCTTTTCGGCCAATCGGGCGCGGATCTGCCGGGGCATCTGGCAGGGTCCGCCGCGCCCGAGCGCCGATGCCTACAAGGATGCGCTGACCTCCAAGACCCGGCTGGAAAAACAGCTCACCACGCTCGCCGCCGAATATGCGGCGGAAGGTAAAGACTGGGAGACCGAGCTTGAGCAGATGGCGCGCGAAGTCGCCCGGCTGAAAGACCTCGGCCTGCCGAATCCGTACGAACCAATGAGCGGCGGCGCCGGGCCGAATGGCGCGGCGGCCGAGGGCAGGCGGGAGCCGGCACAGCCATGAGCATGGTCACCATTGCCGGCCAGAGCGTCGACGCGGACGACCCGTGCGCGCTCTGGCAGGCGCTCTATGCCTACAAGCTCAAGGTGCTGACCGGCGAGCAGGTCGAGGAAATCGAGATCCGTTCGCCTCTCACCAATCGCCGCACGCGGTTCTCGCCCGGCAACATTGCGGCGATCGAGGCCGAGCTGCGCGACCTGCAGCGCGCCTGCGATGCCAAGAGCGGCAAGCGCACGCGCTTCGCCATTAGCGGCGGTTTCCGCCCTTACTGAGGTCCGATCCATGGCCGTTATCGTTGAAGACGGGAAGCTTCGGCTTTCCGGCTATGTGGGCGACTATTACTTCGAGGATGGCTTCACCGCCGCCGACGTGGTCCTCGCCCTTGCCGGTTTTGCCCGCGACGAGGAAGTCGACGTCTATATCAACTCGGGCGGCGGCGTTGCGACCGAGGGCGCCGCCATCCATGCCGTGCTGAGGGATCGACCGGGCCCCACGAACATCATTGTCGAGGGCATTGCTGCCTCCGCTGCCTCGCTCATCGCCATGGCGGGCGATGCGGTCACCATGTCGGCCGGCTCGATCATGATGATCCATGATCCGAGCGGCTACACCATTGGCACGTCGGCCGATCACTCCAAGACGGTCGAACAGCTCGAGGCGCTGGCGACCGCCTATGCGCGCGTCTATGCCGAAAAGTCCGGCAAGACCGAGGCTGAATGCCGCGAAATCATGAAGCGCGAGACCTGGCTGACCCCCGAACAGGCGGTTGCCGAAGGTTTCGCGGATGCGACGACGGCGACGAAGGCGGTGCCCGTTGCCGCCTTCGACTATCGCACCTTCGACCATGCGCCGCCGCGCCTTGTCGCGCTGGCGAAGCGGAAGAACTGGGCCTTTCAGGCTCGTGACCCGGCGGCTCCGCCCGCTCCCCCCCGTCAGAAGGAGAAGACAATGACGGAACCGACCGGCGGCGAGGATGCTGCCGAAATCAAGCGCCTGCGCGAGGAACTCGCCCAGATGAAGGCGGCCACACAGGATCGCGAGCGGCGCGACGCTATCCTGGCGCTGGACGAGGCCAAGGGCCGCGAGGCGCAGGCCAAGGCGCTGTGCGACACCGGCATCACGATCGAACAGGCGAAAGCCGTGCTCGCCGCCGCGCCCAAGGCCGCCGCGCCCGAGGATGACGAGGACGGCGACGATCTGCCCGACCCGAAAGCCTATGAGCGCAGCCGCGCCGCCGGCGCCGGTCTGGGTGGGGGCGGCGGAAACCCGCCGAAAGCCAAGGTCAAGATTGACCGCGCGGCGATCTTCGCGGCCCGCGCCAAGCAGGTGGGAGCCTGACCATGGATCTCTCGATCAAGAGCATCGGCCCGCGCAATCTGGGCTTCGTGCTGTCGGATGAGCGCTCGCTCTCCTACGACACCGTCACCGTCGTCGCGGGCTCGGGCAAGCTGCAGCCGGGCACGCTGCTCGGCCAGATCACGGCGAGCAAGAAGTGGGGGCCGTCGCCCGCCACCGGCGCCACGGGCGCGGAAACCGCAAAGGCCGTGCTGGCCTATGCGGTCGACGCCACGTCGGCCGATGTCGATGTGGTGGTGCTTGCCCGCCTCGGCGAGGTCAAGAAGCCCTATCTGGTCGTCGATGCGACGGTCAACGACGCCACGAAGCTGGCCGCGAAATACGCGCAGCTGGTGGCGGCCAACATCATCCCGCGCTGAGGAGAGGCCCGCATGCCCCGCGTGAATATCTGGGAGGCCGATGGCTTTTCCCTCGAATCGCTCACCGCAGCCGTCAATAGCCGGTCTTACCGCCCCGGCCAGGTGTCGGCGCTCGGTATCTTCGGCGAGGACAGCGTTTCCACCACGGTTGTGTCCATCGAGTACAAGGAAGGCAAGCTGTCGCTGATCGAGCCGACCCCGCGAGGCGGCCCGGGCGAGGTGGTCAATGACGATGACGATCGCGATCTGATTCCCTTCATCGTCGACCATTACCAGCGGGATTCCGGGGTCAAGGCCGACGAGGTGCAGAACGTCCGGGCCTTCGGCACCGACAGCCAGCTCGAGACCGTGCTGGAGCGGGTGAACAGCAAGGCGGCGAAACACGCCCAGGACCTGACCATGACGCTGGAACACCAGCGTGTCGGTTCGCTCAAGGGCATCGTCACCTCCAAGAGCGGCAAGGTGCTGCACAATCTCTACACCCGCTTCGGCATCGCCGAGCCGGCGGCCGTGTCGCTCGAGCTGGATGTCGATACGACCAAGGTCGCCGCGCTGTGGCAGGATGTGCGCTACTCGATCGAGGATGCACTCGATGAGCCCTATGACGGCTTCCATGTGCTGACCGGCCGCGATTTCCACAAGGCGCTGTGGACGCACAAGTCGGTCATGGACACGTTTCTCTACCATGCCGGTGCCGCGCAGCTGCGGCTCGATGTGCCCGACACATTCGAATTCGGCGGCGCGACCTGGGAACGCTACCGCACGGGTGCCAAGGCAACCACGGATCTCGGTGCGCCCTACATCGCGGCGACCGAGGCGCGCGTCATCGTCAAGGGCGTGCCGGATCTCTTCATCACCCGCTTCGCCCCGGCGGATTATGAGGAGACCGTGAACACGCCCGGCCTGCCGTTCTACGCCAAACAATTCCCGACTCCCGACGACAAGGGCCGGAACTTGCAGGTGCAGATGAACGCCATCTCGCTGTGCACCCGGCCGCAGGTGCTGCGCAAGCTCACGCTCACCTGACCCGCCATGTCGTGGGACGATGACCTCGCGCGCGGCGATGCGGCGGTGGCGGGCTATTTCGACACCGGCAGTTTCACCGCCATCCCCATGTGCAAGCCGGGGCTGGCGGTGAATGCGTCGGCGGACGAGGCGGACCCGACGCGGGAAAGCTTCGTCTTCGCCGGCTCGCTCGAATTCGGGCCGGAAATGAGCGCGATGACTGGCGCGCGCACGGCCGGCGCGCAGGACCGCAATGTGCGGCAGGTGTTTCGCGCCTGCCTCACCGCGCTGGCCACGGGCTGGCCGTGGGTGCCGCGACAGGGCGACCGCATCGAGGCGGGGACGACGCTCTATCTCGTCGCCGCCAATGCGGAGCGCGACGGCACCGGACGCCTCGTGTTCTGGCTCAACGGAGTGACCCCCTGATGCTCGCGCGCGCCGCTCTCCGCCTCTCCGCCATCGAGGCGCTGTGTCCGACCGCGTCGGTGCTGGCCGGCACGGGGGAGGGGTTCCCCACCATGGCGCAGCACCGGGTGTTCGACAGCCGTCAGGTGCTGGTGAATGAGCTGGATAAGCGATTGCCCGGCACGCCGTGCCTTTCGGTCTACACCGAGGACACGATGGTCGAGCGGCGGGGCGGCATCGCCACCTCAACCATCGGCGATGCGAGTGCCGACCTCATCGTGGTCGTGGAGATCGCCCAGAAGGCGAGCGACGAGGACGGGGAGTTTGCACAGGCGGTGATCGAGGGCGACGCCCTGATGCGCCTGACGCTGGAGGCGCTGGGCGCGCAGGTGCGCCGGGTGTTCACCCGCGACGAGAAAGCGGCCGGGTTGCGGCGGGTGCTGATGTCCGTCCAGTCCATCAAGGTCGAACCCTATGCCCTGCCGCAATATGGCGTGCGCATGATGCGCGACGTGATGACCTTCACCTGCCGGATCGCCGACGACAAATATACCGATGCGCCGGGCCTGCCGGAGCCGCTCAAGCGGGTGGCCGAGGATCTGCCGGACGGTGCCTATGCCAAAGCCAAGCTGATCGAGCTCGGCGCGGCCTTTGCCGCCACGACGCGCACGCCGCTCGCCGGCATGGATATCCACCCCACGGCCGGCGACGGGCCGGCGATCACCCCGCCAATCGGCGGCTGACACAACACCACATCCACCTGAGAGGCACACCCATGACGCGCTACCGCGCCAGACCGGGGCTGCGCATCCCCATGCCCGGGCGGCCGGGTCAGTTCGTCCCCGAGGGCGGGGACGGCATCGTCATCGACGAACAGAACGGCTTCTTCCTGCGCCTGGTCGCCGATGGGGACCTGGTGGAGGCGCCGGCAAGCACGCCCACGGGCAAGACGGAAGGGAAAAAGTGATGGCGGGCATCGGTTTCAATTCCATCCCCGGCAATATCGTCGCGCCGATCATCTCCTTCGAGGTCAACTCGGGCGGCCAGTTCGAAAACGTCTCGCGCCTGCTGCTGATCGGCCACAAGAATGCCGGCGCGCCGGCCATCATCCTCGACAATATGCCGATCCGCTGCAACGCGGTGACCGAGGCCATCGCCTATTTCGGCAAGGGCTCGATGCTGGCCGAGATGGTGATCGCGGCGCGCCGCAACGCGCCGGCACAGGACATCTGGGTGCTGCCGGTGCCCGCCACCGGCACGGCGGAGGTGCGCAGCCTCACCATTGGCGCGGTGCCGGCCGATGGCGGCTACGGCGCGATCAAGATCGCCGGCCAGTGGATCGACCTCACCGTCAGCGCCGGCGACACGGCGGCGACGGTGGCGACCGCGCTCGCGGCCGTGATCAACGCCTATCAGGACCCGCTCACCAAATCGGCGCTGCCCTTCACGGCGACTGTCGCGACCAATGTCGTGACGCTGACCGCGCGCCATGCCGGCGAGGTGTACAACACCGTCGACATCTATGTGCCCACCGTTGCCTCCGGCAACATCTTCGCCACGCTGATCACCGCGGCGGTGGTGACGGCCGGCGTCGGCGCGCCGAATCTGGCGGCCGGGCTCGCCGCGCTAGGCGATGATCCGTTCGACTGGTGGGCTTCGCCCTTCGCCGACGCGACGAATATGGGGCGCTACCAGACGGCGCTGTCGGACATTTCCGGCCGCTGGGCGTGGAGCCGGCAGGTCTATGGCCATGTCTTCGTGCCCAAGACGGACACGACCGGCAACCTGACGACCTTCGGCCTGGGCTACGACACGCGGCACATTTCGGTGCTGCCGCGCCTCTCCTCCGGCGGTGACGAAACGCCGCCCTGGGTGTGGGTGGCGGCGCAGGCGGGGCGGGTGGTGCCCTGGCTGTCGGACGGCGCGACCGGCAATGTCTCGCGCGCCCAGTCCGGTCTGGTGGTGGAAGGTGTTGCCGCCCCGCGCGACCGCACGCGCTGGCTCAACGCCTATGCCGACCGCAACGCCTTCCTGGTTTCCGGCCTCTCCACCTATCTCGTGCGCAGCGACGGGGCGGTGGCGATCGACAAGATCGTGACGATGCAGCGCACCGATGGCGCGGGCAATGTCGACACGACCTTCCGCGACGTGCAGAAAATCGGCCAGCTCATGTATGCGCTGCGCCGCTTCCGGGCGCGACTGCAGGCCGAGCACGGCCAGAAGGCGGTTGCCGACGACAACCCGGGCAATCTCGCGGCGATCTCCACGCCGGAGGACATCCGCAACACGATGGCGGCAACCTACATGGAGATGCCGGGGGTGCTGGAAAACGTCCAGGCCTTCTGCCGCGCGCTGATCGTGCAGCGCAATGGCGACAATCCTGACCGTGTCGACATCTACGCCCCGCTCGACATGGTCAACCCGCTCGATGTGATCGCCGCGAACGCGCGCATCTACAGCCAGTATCCCGCCTCGATGGCGGCTTAACCGGGAGACGCATCCATGGCCGGCAGTGATTTCGGCGGGCACATGCGCCTGCGGCTCGCGAGCGGCGCGAATCTGGTGATGCGGGGGAGTTTTTCGATCGGCCCGTCGCGTTATTCGATCGAGGCGGTGACCAACGACAATGGGTCGGTGTCGCGCACTGCGGCGCCGCGCCCGCGCACCGCGGAGGTGACGCTCGAGGATGATGGCACCGACATCGATGCCCTGATGCAGGCGCCGCGTCAGGACATCTATGTCGCCGAGGAGTTCACCGGGGTGAGCCATGTGTTCACGGGCGCCTTTTTCTCGGGCGAGCCGATGGTTGACCGCAAGACGGGCGAGTGGACGGGCATCACCATCAATGCCAACGGTTACCAGAGGCTTGGCGGATGAAGGATCTCCCGCTCTCCAAAACCTACACGGCGGGCTCGGAGAGCTTCGCCGTCATCAAGCTGCGCGACCCAGGCTATGCCGATTATCGGCAGATCGGCCCGGTTTACGAGGTGCAGCGTGGCATCGTGATCCGCGACCGCGAGGCGGTGTTCACTTATGTTGATCGGCTCATCACCTCGCCGGCCGCCGGCGCGCTCGCCGTGCTCGACCTCACGGACACGCTGGCGCTGGAGGATCACATCCTCGCTTTTTTTATCAATGCCCGGACGTCGGCGCCCGCGTCGACGAACTCGTCTTCCGGCTCGGATGGGACCCCGCCTATCTCGACCGGCTGACCCTGCCCGAGATCGCCGCGTGGTTTTCCCGCGCGGTGACATGGCATCAGGATGAGGCGCGCCGTCGGGCGCGGAGGAGATGATGATGGCCCCCCGGCTGGATCTCGACACTGCCGACTTGCAGCGGATCGAACGCATGTTCACCGCGCTGCCCTACAAGATGCAGCGCATCGCCTTCGGCCGCGCGGCGGCGCGGACCAAACAGGTGGTGGAACGCACCTATGCGCGCTTCGCTTCCCAACATATCCGGGTGCCGCAGCGGATCATCAAGCGGGCGATGAGGTCCAGGCTGGAGGAGGGTTTCGTGACCCTCACGGTCAAGGATCGCAACATCGCGCTGAAAGAACTGAACCCGCGCCAGTCAGCGCGAGGTATTACAATCACCGGCCGCGACATGTACCGCAATCTCGAAGGCGATGGCATGGCGAAATTCTTCATCGCGCCGTCGAATGCCAAGAGCATCGCCGGCCATGTCATGCGGCGCGACAAGAATGCCGGGCGCACCCCGGTGCGCATGATGTTCGGCCCGAGCGCTGCGCACGCGGCGCGGGAGAACCCGAAGCTTTACGAGGAACTGCTGGCCGAGATCGCCCGCAACCAGTTCGCCCATGTCATTCTGCAGCAGGTGACGTATCTGATGGGGCGTACGGCGGCCTAACAGAAGGAAGACACTCGCTCCGCGATGTTTGCACCTGTGTATGGTGCGGGCCAGAACGAAAACTCTCGTTGCAATCTGGCGTGGCAATGGACAAGCCTCGTTGCACCTGAAAAGCCGGGTGCATATATGGATCCCACGAAGGCGTTCGATTTTCTCAAATCCGTGTTGCCGTCAATGCTCAAGTTGGGCGGCGACGGTTTAGATGCCTTCGTCGTCATAGCCGTTATGGTGCTGGCCGGCGTGCTTTTCGGCGTAGGCATAGACCAATTCGTGGTAGTATTTCTGACGGTAGGCCTAGCATGGGTCTATTTCTGGAAGCGCGATCGGTCGGACGTGCACAAGGAACGGATGGCCCAGATAGCGATTGACAAGATCGAGGCGGAGAAGGGAGCGCGCGTTCGCGAGAAGGCGCGAAAGCAGTTGTCGAAGCCAGATGGTTCTGGCAATGGTGCCGAGCGGGACAGGACATGAACGATGCCGCAGACCTTTGACATCTGGACCGCCTTCGCGATGAGCCTGCTGATCTCGCTGGCGTGGAACGTTGTTACGCGCCGTCGTGCCAGGGTTCGTGAAGCTGTCATCAAGTACGACGCCGCCGCGGCGAACCTGCGCCAGCATTACGAGGCGATGGAGGCGTTTGTAACCGACCCCGCCGCTCCGGCGAGCGCTGTCGAGATACTACTGGCTGTGAGCGATATTTCGGCTGATCGCGATCTGGCGGCCAAGCTTGCTCGGCGCCTTTGTGAAAAGAAGAAACTGGGCGCGCCATCGGCTGAAGATCAGGCGATGATGGCCGATCTAGCGAAATTGGCGACTTCACGCCCAGATCTTAACGAGGCTTTCGAAACCGCGCTTGCCAGCGGCATCGTCGCCATGTTTCTACGCTGGCCGGAAACCGTGGAACTGCTGCCCCGCTACGCTGCGCGGCTGACGAACCGTCGCCAAGAAGCGGTGATCGCGCGCGCGGCCACGGATCAGTTCCGAGAAAAAGGTCAGGGGAGCATCATGCTGGGTGCACACGCTGCCATGGCGTAATCGGACACAGGATGACGAACGGTGGAAGGCCCCGCATGCGGGGCCTTTTGTTTTCCCGGGGCCATCCCCCCGCAGGGTGCACGCGGAAATCGAGTCCTGAGCTATTTCTCTCCGATGGGTCCAGGCCCCGGCTGGTTTGGCGGCGTCGGCGGTTTGGGCAGCGAACCGGATGCATGAACCTGTTGCATGACCATCATCTCACTTCTTCGAGCCACCAGAGGGCTTCGGGGGTGGGGGAGGTGCTGGCTTGGGCTTGCTATCACCCGTGCGAACAACACTGGTGCCGGGGCCTTTTGTGCCGGTAGGCTGTTTCTGAGGAAGAACTTCAAGGAAAGGTGGCTGCATGAGCGGGAATCCTTACCAAGGTGCCGACCCGAAGATGCTAGCTGAGGTCCTGCGGGAAGCCGAATCCTATCTCGCGGCACAGTTGCAGTGCGGGTTGGCCGCCGATGCGCGGGCCATCTCCTTCGTCAGTGTGATTGCGGCGGCGGCGGCGATCGTTGCGGCGACAGGGTTCACGCTGCTTCTGCAAACCGACCCGTCACCATTTGGCCGGCCGGCGCTGGCCATTGCCGGCGGGTTCCTCATCGCCATGGGGCTTGCTAGTTACTCGGCGCGCCCCGTCGGCTTCCATTATTGCGGAAACACACCTTCATCCTGGATTGAAGATATCCGCCGCAGGGTGACGCTTGAGGATGCGCTTGCCGAGCAGCTTCAACACTATGATGACCAAATACTGCACAATGCCGCCATTCTGCGCGGCAATGGGCGCTGCATGCGCGCGGCTCTCATCGCGACGTGGCTGTCCCTTTTTCTCGGTGGGGCTTACGCCCTGACGCTCTTGCCTTGATAGCCTGAGCTATTTCGGCTGATCGTCGCCTTCCTCGATCTCCGGCGCTGGCGATAGCAGCCCGTGGCCGATCAGCCAGTCCTTGACGATCCGGCGGATTGCCTCAGGGCGGGTTGGTAAATCTTCCTGTTCCCGCCGCCAGTCGTCTAACTGGGTGATCATATCCCTAGCCACGCGAACCGTAACGGCTTCCGTGTCCGCTGGAGGCCTGCCAATTTTTGCCATTGTAAAGTCACCCGTTGACGTCAAGACTTTATGACGTCATAAAGTAACAGGCCGAGCAGGAGGAGGCAACCTCTTGCTCGGCCCTAACCCCCTCCATCGGAGCTAAGCCGATGATTGAAGCTGACGCGACCTTAGCGCGGGCGGCACTGCCGCGCCATGCCGACACGAACCCGTCGCCCGCCAGCGATGACCCGACTTTCGCGGTGCTGAAGCGCCATGCCGCCCTGTGGAAAGCCTGGGGCGCGGCGATTTCGCGGACCGATGCCGCCCAAGAGGCCTTTGGCGAGGCGTCCGCCGCCTACCACAGCGCCTATGACCAGCAGCAGGAGATCGGCGATGCCGCCTGCGATTACCGGGACGAAGTGCTGATCACGACCGTGCCGCGCACGGCGCCGGGCCTTGCGGCCTATGTGGCGCATGTGCGGGGTGAGAAGGGATATCGCGATATCTCCGCCGAAGAGGTATTCGCCGATATCATGAACACCATTCAGGCCTCGCTGCGCCTGATCCAGTCCAACTGATCCCACGCTTTGCCGCCTTTTCCCCGGGGCCAAGGGGAAGACGCGACACCGAGCTCCATCGGCTCCGGTGATCGCGAAAGCGACCCTGTGCGTCTCAGGCTTGGCCGGCCGGACGCCGATGGAGACTGAGCATGAATGCGATCGTGAATTTCGACTTCGAGGGCAAGGGCGTCCGCACCGTGACCATCGACAATGAACCTTGGTTCGTCGGGTTGGATGTCTGCCGCATCCTCGAAATTAAGGACCATACGCAGGCTTTGGATCGGCTCAGTGACGATGAAAGGGGTGGGTGCACTGTACCCACCCCTCGCGGCGAGCAGCAGGTTATCGTCATTTCCGAGCCCGGTGTGTACCGGCTGGTGTTCGCCTCGCGCAAGCCTGCCGCCGAGCGCTTCAAGCGATGGCTCGCCCATGAGGTGCTGCCGGCACTGCGTAAGACGGGCTCGTACGTGATGCCGGCGGCCCGTCGACCGCTTCGGCCCCGGTTCAAGGGTGATCTTCACCCCGCCGAGGTCTCGGCATGGTCGAGCGCCGCGCGGGTCTATCACGCGGTCTACGGCAAGAAGGCGGCGCAGGAGCTGATCGAGCGAAGTCCGCTCCCGCCACCGAGCGCGGCGCTTGCGCTTTCCGCCGGCCGGTGGAGTGCCGACGACACGCTCGCGTTTCTGCTGGACCTCGCCGCGGGCGACGCGCTGACACTGGGCGAACTGGTGCGGGCGGCGCTCAACGACAAGGCGAAGCGGCGCGACCTTGAGGAGTATGGCGTGCTGCTGCTCGACCTCGACGCCGGGCCGGCAATGATCGTGGCGGACGATCATCCGTTCCTGCGGCAGGGCTTCGAGGACACGGAAATCTGCTACGCGTGGAAGGACCGGCTGCGCCTGCTGCCGGGCGCACACCGCGCCGCCAAACCGATGCAGATCGACGGAAAGCTGAGGCGCGGCGTTGTGGTGCCAATGATCACGCACTCGCCACCCGAATAATTTCGAATGTAAATGCTGTGGGATAGGCCACGCCCGAAGCCCTCGGCACTCGCCGTGAAAGCAGGGCGAGTGCCGATACTACTCGCTACGCTTCCGGCGCATCCTTTTCCAAGATTTGAGAATTGGCCAGAAAATCGATCATATTCTGCACGGCAGTGACGTGGGCCTGGAGAGCTTCGCAGTTTTTCTGATAGCCGATGAACTGCCTGGTCAAGCCATCCATGCATGCTCTTATGTCGATAAGACTGCTTTCGCCGTCCCCCACGTCGAAATGCTTGAGGCCGGGGAACCACGGAACTGGCTCCTTTCCTCCCGGACCCTGCTTCTGTTCTCTTGAGTAAGTGAACCCCGAATCGATGGAACCGGAAATAACCGTCACGACATATTTCGACGGTATTCCTGGTATTCGCTTTCCGGAATCATTGGTGCTGGGGGCCGAGCCGGCATCATAGTTGGATAGCCATGCCGTGCCGAGGAAGGAATTAGCTTGGGACCTTAATTGATCCATACTCGCAATTGCACGCAACCGAGCATGTTCTATGGATTTTGGGTTCGATGCGGCTATCGCGTGACTGAAGTACTGCTCTACGGCTCCGATGCGAATCGTGCTCATGGACGATTTGGTGAAACGCAGTACGCTTCCAGCATAGAGCTGGGTAAGAACGCCGGAAAAAACACCAGAATAATACGTAAATCCGAATTGATTCCAGTCGTATAAAGAGCCAAAAGCCTGCGTGATCAGCGAATGAGCTACAATTAATGCATCTCTTTGGCTGCTAGGTGCCGTGCCGTTCCTTACATCGGGGGCTATTGACTCAATAGATATTCGGTTCCCTTCCACTTGATTTTTGAAAATTGATGGGGCAACATTGCTAACTTTGCCGTCAATGATTACAATCCATACTTTTAGCTCATTCAACTCGGCAATTACGACATCTAATTTTGAAGAAATCTCATCAAGTTTAGAGGATACTTCGTTTTTCCATTTAGAATCGCTTTGCTTGTCAAAATAGCTTATCGCCGAAGAGATAATTGAGGCGATTGTTGCAGGATCCATCGCTCATCTCACAGTTTGTCGGCTGGCAGGTACCGGACGATTACCGCACGGAAACAAAAGACTTTCAACTCGGATTTGTCTCATCGTCGGTCGTCGAATATCGTATCCGTTTTGGATTCCGACCCTCTAATGTCGATATTTAGACCATAAATATATTTGCGAGAAAGCGACACGACGCGATTGTGTTATTTCGTGACGAAGTAGAATTTTTGATAGAGATATTAGATAAGCCACGTTTATATGGCTAGAGTCGGTAGTGATATGGCCTGCGTTCGCCGGAAGTGTGTTGTTTTGATTGTCAGAATATACGGTTGGTGAACGGATCGTAAGGTGTCTCATGGCCACGGACGTTGAAGCTCGCCTGAAAATCAAGGCGGTTGATGACACCGCCAAGGGCTTCGCCTCATTCGAAAGTCGTCTTAAGAAGGCGGAGCGCCTATCCGAGCAGGTAGCGAGGCGGGAGCGGCAGATTGCCAAGATCGACCGCGCGCATGGGCTTGCGGCAAAAGTGGAGCAGCGCGAGGCGCAGGTCGCCCGCCAGTCCGCGATGGCGGCGGGGGTCGGGCGGCTTGGCGGCATGGCGGCGGGTGCGCTGGGTGGGGCGCTGGCGACCGGCGCGATTGTCTCGGCCGTCAAGGACTATGCCGCGCTCGAACGTCAGATGACGCGGATCGGCCTTGCCGCCGGCGCCACGGACGAGGAGACCAAGTCGGCGACGCAGGATGTCGCCAAGCTCGCCGACGCTGTCGCCCTGCCTCTCGATCAGGCGGTAACCGGGCTCGACGCGCTGGTGGCGACGGGAATGAACATGAGGGAGGCAATGGCCTTCCTTCCGTCCGTGCTGCGCACGGCGCAGGCCAGCGGATCCTCGACCGACGAACTGGCGGCGTCGGCGAATGCGCTGGGCACCTCGTTCAAGGTGGCGGGCGGCGAGATGCAGCAGGCCTTCGACATGCTGGTGACGGGTGGCCAGCTCGGCCAGTTCGAACTCAAGGACATGGCGCGCTACCTGCCCAGCCTCACCGCGTCGGCCGCCAAGCTCGGCTATTCCGGGCTGGATGGCACTAAAAAGCTGGTGGCGATGCTGCAGACGGTACGGCAGGTCACCGGCACCTCGGAAGAGGCCGCGACCGCCGTGCGGCAGGCGTTTGAAAAGATCCTGTCGCCCACGGTGGCCGCTGCGTTCAAAAAACAGGGCGTCAATATCGGGCAGGTGCTGGAAAAGGCGGCGAAGACAGGCAAAGACCAGTTTGAAGCCGTGCTCGACGTGCTCGGCAACCTCACGAAGGGCATGAGCGAGACACAGCGTAACATGATGATCTCGTCGATTTTCACCGACGAGCAGGCCCGCACAGGCGTCACCGCGCTCCTGAAGCTGCGGGATGCCTACAAGGGGTATCAGCAGGAGATCGGTAATTCGGCAGGCGCGGTCGAGGGCAATCTCAATCGTGTGCTCGCGGACACACAGGCGGCGGTCGACCGGCTCGACAATGCCTGGGGCAAACTCTGGAAAACCGTGGGCAAGGCCGCCGACAGTTTCGGGGCCAGCACGGTGATGGAGAAGATTTCGGGCGGGCTGAATTACGCGGTCGATCAGCAGCAATCCGCGCTCGACGCCAACAAGGTCGCGCAGCAGGTCATGGATAAGGAGGGCTGGGACGCTTCCAAGCGCCGCAAGTTCACCATGTGGGCCTCGGGCGACGACATCCGCGACCTGGCGCGGCGGGGCGGCTGGCGTGGCACGCCGGAAGAAGAGGCCGCCGCCGCGGAGAAAACGCGGGTGCAGAGCGATTCGCGGATCGTCTCGACCGAGAAGACGCTGCGTGAGGCGGAGCAGCAGCGCGACAGCGGGATTTTCCCGTACGTCCCCGGCGAGGTGGAGAAAGCCCGCGCGGCGCACGACCAGGCACTCAATGACCGGGCGCAGGCCGAGGCGCAGAGCCGGTGGGGTGGATCGGAAGGCGCGCCGGCCTGGATGAGGGGTGAGGCGCCAATCTGGTCCAATCTCGCCGACATGCCGACGACTCCTCGCCCTGAAGCCAGCCCGCTGCGCGGGGTTCCTCTGCCGCCGGCGAACCCTGAGAGAGCGGCGCCGACGATGAGCTTCGAGGCCGCGCCGGTCGGAGCGGGCGTCGAGGATCTGCGGGCGGCATTTGATCAGGCGCGTGGCTCGGTCTCCGATGCGGGCACCGAGGCCGGCACCGCGATCGAGGGCGGCGCCCGGCAGGGGGCGGATCTGCTCAATGGCGCGGCCGACAATCTGCGCCGGGCGGGGCAGGATGCCGCCGCCGCCATTTCGGCGGCGAAGCCACAGGCGCCGGCCTATTCCGGGCCGGTGGGACGCGGGGCCTATGCCCGGCCGAACGCCAATCTCGGCGCCTCGATGCCGACGGCGGGCACGCCGGGCGCGCCGTGAGGGGCGCCCGGCTCACAACCTTGATCAGGAGTTCGCATGCGCAACTGGCAGCGCGACCTGCGCCGCGCCTCCTTTCGCGGGGTGCGTTTCTGGGTCGAGGATGATTCGTCGGAGGATGGCCGCCGCGTCGTGGTGCACCAGATCGTCGGCGGCGAGGTGCCGGTGACCGAGGATATGGGCCGTCGCGTGGCGACCTTCGACGTGCGGGCCTATGTCGTCTCGGATGTGGCGGACCTGGAGAGCCTCGCCTTGCGCGCGGCATGCGGGCTGCCCGGCGCCTCGCTGCTGACCCTGCCGATGGAGCCGCCGCAATTCGTGCGCTGCCTCGCCTGCCGGCCGAGCCGCAGCCGCGACCGGGCCGGATATGTCGGTTTCGATCTCTCCTTCGTCGCGGCCGGCGGCGCCTTCTCCGCGCTGGCGACCGGCATTCCGGCGCTGCGGCTCACCTTCGGCGTCAATCTCGGCCCGGTGTCGCTCGCGCTGTCCGTCGATCTGTGAGGGTGCCCATGGACTGGCTTGCCGACCTGATCGACCGTTTCGTCACCGCGCCCGACGACCTGCTGCTCGCCCGCCGGCGGCTGGATGCCATCCGCCTCGGCGGCACGGCGGGGGCGAGCGCCTATCTCGAGGCCTGCCGGCTGCTCGGCGAGGCGGCGAGCGACAGTGCCGGGCTGATCGCCGCGCTGGACGATGTCGAGGATCCTTCGACGCTCGACTCTGTCGGCCTGCTGGTGATCGCCTGTTTCGCGAGCGTGAAACAGGATTACGCCGCGCGGCCGGATGCGCAGCGGGCGCGCGCCGCGCTTGCCGCGCGGGCGGACCCGGTGATCGAGGCGGCGGGCACGAAATATGGCTATGTGCTGCAGGACTGGCTGACCGCGCTAGCGGGGCAGGCGGCTTTGCAGCTTTCCGAGATCGCCACGACCCGCGCGCCGCTGGTGCGGGTGGAGACCGGCGTGTCGCTGCCGGCCACCGTGCTGGCCTGGCGGCTCTATGGCGACCCCGCCCGCGACGCCGAGCTGGTGACGCGCAATCGCACGGGCACCGCCATGGTGATGCCGGTGGTGCTGGAGGCGATTGCCCCCTGACCGGCGCGCCCTGACTTCGATCGTGATGAACGAGGATGACGCGCGATGCTCAACGTGATCGGGCTGAGCGTCGCCGGCCGGCCGCTGGCCTTTGATAGCTGCGAGTTGACCGCGAGCGCCGAGGAGGCGGTGCGCTCCGGCAGTTTCGACGTGGTGTGGGTGGACGATGGCCTGCCCTGCGGCGAGGATGACGAGTGCCTCGTGACGATCGACGGTGCGCCATGGCTCACCGGCTATGTCCGCGACATCAATTGGTCGGCCGATCCCGATTCGCGCATCGTCACCGTGTCGGTCGTCTCGCGCACGGTGGATGCGACCGAAGGCGCGATCGACCATCCCACGGGGTCGATCGAGGATTGCGACCTCCGGGATATCGCCGCCAGTTTCGACACGGGGGGCGTGGGCGTCGATGTGGAGATCGACACCGAGAAAAAGCCGCTACACCAGATCGTGCCGGGCGAAACACTGTTCGCCACGCTGGAACGCGAGGCGCGCGCGGCGGGCGCGTTGATCCATGACACGCCGCAGGGCCGACTGAAAATCGTCGCCGGGCCGGAGGGGCGCCATGCCGGCATCCTGGCAGAGGGCGTCAACATCACTCGCGCCTCCGGCACGCTCTCCGGGCAGTTCAATTATTCCGAGGTCAAGGTGCGCGGGCAATCGAGCTTTGGCACCAATGGCGCGGCGCTGCGGCCGGAAGCGCAGGCCAAGGGCACGGCGCAGCGCAAGCGCACGCTGATCATCTACCACGAGGGCGAACTCACCTCCGCGCGGGCCAAGAAGCGCGCGCAGTGGGAGGCCAAGCGCGCGGCGGGCCGGGCCAAGGCGGCGTCGATCACCGTGCCCGGGCTGAGCGACGCGGCCGGCACGCTGTGGACGCCTAACTGGCTCGTGCCGGTCGATGTGCCGCGCGGCGCGCTGAGGCAGGACATGGTGATCGCGCAGGTGAGCTTCGCGCAACAGGGCGACGGCAGCGGTACCGAAGCGACGCTGACCCTCAAGGACCCGCGCGCGCTGGGCGGCGAGAACCCGCGCGGCGACAGCGCCAAGGGCTGGGAAGCGCCCGGCGAGGACGACCCGAGTTTCCGCGAGGATTGACCGATGACATCGGATGCCAATGTCACGCGCATGCGACTCGATGGCGCCGTGCAGCATCGCGCGGGGCAACAGTTTCTCGCTGGCAAGGGCTATGCCGGCGAGGCGTTTCCTCGGGTGCACCGGGTGGAGCCGCATGGCTTCACGTCGCACCCGGTGGCGGGCGGCATTGCCACGGTGATCGGCGCGCGCGGCAATCGCGACAGCCTTTATGCGCTGGGCGGGGCCAATCCCGGCCTCGTCCCGGTGCTGCCGCAGGGCGGGACGGCGATCTACGACCATCTCGGCAACATCGTCTCGCTGGTGATGACGGAATTGCGGATCGTCCACGCGAGCAGGATCCACCTCGTCGCCCCGGAGATCATCCTCGAGGGCGAGATCAAGCTCGGCGGCCCGGGCGCCAGCCGCCCGGCCTCGGCGCAGGGCACCGTCGACACCGGCGGCTTTGCCGATGTGACCAACCCGGCCACCAAAGTCTGGATGGAATGATGCGCATCGTCCCGCTCGACACCGGATCCGAGCCGGTGATCCTGCCCGATCTCCTGTGGAACGGCACGACCGGCGACATCGCGGTCGATCCCGCCACGGGCGACCTGGTGTCCGGCGCGGCGATCGAGACCGCCGTGCTCATGTGCCTGATGACCGATTGCCGGGTCGAGGATTACGAGCTGCCGGAGGGCGAGAGCAACCGGGGCTGGCCGGGCGATGCCATCGACCAGCAGCCCGGCGACGTGCCGCTCGGCTCCAAGCTCTGGCTGCTGCGGCGCCGGGCGCTGACCGAGGGAATCGAGATCGAGGCGCAGGACCATGCCCGCGCCGCGCTGCAGACGCTGCTCAACCAGCAGGTGGCGGTGCGGGCCGACGTGACCGCGACCCGCCTGCCGGAAAACAACCGGCTGGAGCTGGATGTCGCGCTGTACGGGCGCGACGGGCAGCACATCTATCACCGGCGCTTCGCCGTGTTGTGGGACCAGATCAATGCCGCTTGATGTCCGCTCGCCCGACGAACTCGGCGCCCGCGCGCGCGGCTTTTTCCGCCAGTACCTCACCGGCGCGGATGCCTGGATCAAACAGAATTTCGTGGCCGTCACCGCGCGGGTGCTGGCGCAGTTCGGCCGGGCCTATGAGCTGCGGCTCAAATACCTGTTCGACCAGCTGTTCGTGCGCACCTGCACGGAAATCTCCATCCTGCGGCTGCATGGCGCGGATGTGCGGGTCTATCTCAAGGGTGCGGCGGCGGCGACGGGGTCGATTGCCGGCATCGGCCAGCCCGGCGCAACCTATCCCGCCGGCGTGCGCTACCTCTCGGGCGGCACCACCTATCTCACCACGGCGGCCTTCACCGCTTCGGGCGATGGCAGCTTTGCCGCCGCTGTGAAGGCGGAGACGACCGGCGCGGCAACCAATCGCGATGGCGGCGCGGCGCTCGCGCTGGCCGATGCCGCGCTTTACCCTACGCTGTCCGACACGGTCGATGTCTCTTCCGACGGGCTCGGGGGCGGGGCGGATATCGAAGGTATCGAAGATTTTCGCGCCCGCATCCTCGCGCGAAAGGGCCAGCCGCCGCAGGGCGGATCGCTCGCCGATTACGAGCGCTTCGCGCTCGAGGTGCCGGGCGTGGTCAAGGCCTGGGCCTTCGCCTTTTCCGGCGGGGTCGGCTCGATCGTGGTGTTTTTCCTCTTCAGGGGTCGCCCGAACCTCATCCCCACCGAGGCGGATGTCGCGGTGGTGCAGGCCTATATCGACGCCAAGCGGCTCATCCGCGTGGATGATGATGTGGCGTCGGCGCCCACGCCGGATCCGGTCGACATCACCATCGACAATCTCACCGTCGACACCCCGGAAATCCGCGCCGCGATCGAGACGGCGCTGGATGCCATGTTCCTCGCGCGCTGCAGGCCGGGCGTGGTGGCCAAGCCCTTCACGCTCTCGCGCTCCTGGATCGGCGAGACGATTTCGGCGGTCGCCGGCGAGGACAGTCACACGCTGGCGGCGCCGGCCGGCGACCTCACCTTTACCGCCAGCTACCCCGTGCGCGGGACTGTGACCTATGCGTGAGGTGCGCCATGCGTGAGGTAGTCCATGCGTGATCCCGGTCTCAACACCTGGACTTATTACGCGCCGGTCACCGCCGGGGGCGATGTACCCCCGCCCATGCCGGGCGACGCGCTCTCCGATCCCTCGGTCGAGGGCCTGCTTTCCGCCGGCCTCGCCTGCTGGCCGGTCGGCGCGGCCTGGGGCACGCCGGACGGCATGGCGGCGGGTGACGACACCGGGCTTGCCCGCTTCACGCGCGCGGTGCTGGCACCCTTCGTCGATCTTTATGCCCGCGCCTGGCGGCTGGTGGTGGAAAGCACCGCCGGCACCATGGGCGACAGCCTGCCAGAATGGGAGGCTGACCACGGCTTGCCGGATGCCTGCACCTCGGTGGACCAGTCGACGGCCGGGCGGCGGCAGGCGGTGCAGGCGCGCGTGCGCGGCACGGGCGTCATCACCCCGCTGGATTTCGTGCGCCTCGCCCATGATCGCGGGTTCGAGATCGCGATCGAGGAGCCCGCGCTGTTCGAGTGCGGTTTTTCGGAGTGCGGCGGCGAGCACACGCTCGGCGATGCGCGCGAGGAAGCCTACTGGATCGTGCATGTGAGCAACATCGCGGTCGATTATTTCGTGGTCGGCGAGAGCGAGTGCGGTTTCGATCCGCTTTTCGCCACCTCCGGCCTCGATCGGCTGCAATGCCTGTTTCGCGGCCTGTACCCCGGCTGGACGCAGCCGGTTTACGAGATCGACGAGGAGCTCCCGCCCTTCGCCCATGACTGGCTGACCGGCCTCGACAGCGGCGGCGAGCGCTTCTTCCCCCGCGCGCTCCTCGACGGCGGCTCTTCCGCGCGCCTGTCCGGCATCCTCTGACGCGCTCCGCGTCCCCACCTTCAGGACATCGCCATGAAATATCAGGCACCTTTCGGGTCGCTGGACCCGGATGCGCCCTATGTCGACCGCAACACGCCGGGCGCCACGCGCGGCTCGGTGCCGCCGGCCAAGGCGATCGAGCACCCGCAGCGCGAGCAGGACAACCTGATTCGCGCGGCGGGGATTACGCCGACGGCCGATGACCTGTCGCAGGTGACGCGGGCCGTCCGCTCGGGCCGGCTCAATTACGCCGCTGCCGGAGGCACCGCGACGGCGCTGACCGCGTCTCTCAGCGTGCCGCTGCTGGCGCATTCGGCCGGCATGGGTTTGCGGCTGCTAGTTTCCACCGCGGCGACGGGCGCGACCACGCTGACGGTGGATGGAGTGGCCGGGGCGATCCAGCGGCCCGGCGGCGGGGCGATCCAGTCGGGCGACTGGTCGGCGGGGCAGATACTCGATCTGATCGATACCGGCACCGCTTGGCAGCTGGTCGCCATGCCGGCATCGGCCGGTGTGTTGGCCAACTCGGCCGTGTGGACGGTGGCCGGCATATACAGTTGGGTCCCCCCGCTCGGCGTGACGCGCGTGAAGGCGCGTCCGGCCGGCGCTGGCGGCGGCGGCGGGGCCTGCGGCTCCTCGGGCGGTGCCTCGGGCGGCTGTGGCGGTGGATCGGGCGAGGGCGTCTATACCGTGGTGCCCGGCACCAGTTATCCGGTCGTGATCGGCGCGGGCGGCGTAGGCGGAACATCGGCCGGTAATGGCGGCAATGGCGGTACCACGTCGTTCGGGTCGTTCATTTCGGCGACAGGCGGCGGTGGCGGCGGCGGTATCGCGTCCGGCTACTCGACATATCTCGGCACGCCCGGCTCCTGTACCGGCGGGCGGATCAATTTCACGGGCGGCCTCGGTTCGGCAGCGCTGACTGAATACACCGGCTCCCTCATACGCTTCGTGGGCGGGACGGGCGGCGCCTGCATAGGGTGGGCGCCGTCGACGCAATATGCCCGCCAGCAGGCGTGGGCGCCGTCCGGCCCCGGTGGTGGCGGCAGCGCGGGCGGATCATCGCAGAGCACCGCTGAAAATGGTTTCGCCGGCGCAGACGGCTGCCTCGCTTTGGAGTGGTGATATGAAATACCTTCGCATTAAGGCCGGGCTCGCCGTTGAGACCTTCGAGTCCGACGGCGATATCGAGACGATGTTCCATCCGTCTCTCATATGGGCGCCGGCGAGCGAGGCCGATGTCGGGTGGAGCTATGCCGATGGCGTGTGGTCGCCGCCGCCCGCCCCCCCCGAGGTCGACCTCATCGCGCTGAAAAGCAGCCTCAAATCCTACATTGATGCGGAGGCCGAAGCCGAGCGGGTGAAGTACATCACCGCCGGGGCCGGGCAGGCCATGACCTATCAGGCCAAGGCCGAGGAGGCGCGCCGGCTGGCGGATGATGCCTCACCCGCGCCATCGGATTACCCGCTGCTTTCGGCCGAGATCGGTATCACCGCCGGCACCCTCGCCGATGTCGGCGCCGTCGTGCTGGCCGCCTATCAGCAATGGCTCGCCATCGGCGCGGCCATCGAAGCCGTGCGGCTGGGTGGCAAAAAGGCCGTCGACGCCGCCGCCACGCCCGAGGCCGCGCAAGCTGCCGCCGCCGTCATCTGGCCCGCAATCGGCTGACGCCGACGATCTGGCCTGCCGCCGCGCGTGCGCCAGCACCAGCGCGACACCGATCGCCGTCACCGCAAAAGGCGCCGTAAAGCCGATCCACCACGCCATTCCTTGCGCCATCCGCGCCGCCTCCGGGCGGTTTTTTCATTTGGGGGGCACCCAATGCCGATCGTCGATCCATTCCCGCTTGCCAATATCGATTACACCGGCCCGGCCGACAACGCGGCGGCTGTCGTGCCGAATGACGCGACCGATCTTGCCTACGTCCCGCGCGAGATCTGGGTGGGCACGCAGGGCGATCTCAAGGTGACCACGCGGGGCGGGCAGACAATCACCATCCCCAATGCCGTCGGCCGCCTGTCGTTGCGCGTCACTCGCATCTGGGCGACCGGCACGACGGCGGCCGGCATCGTCGTGCTGTGGTGAGGCGGCCATGAGCGCGATCGGCATTGGCGCCGGCCCGGCCCTCACCCCCGCCGGCGGCACGCTGGTCTGGCCGCCGGTGGGGCACCTGTTTCTCACCGCGCTCCTCGCCGATGGCCGGCGCGTCACGCCGCTCGGCCGGGTCGAGCCGGGCCCAATCCTGCGCCTCAACGGAAAGGTCTCCTGATGGCCGGCGAAATCGAAACCGCGACGAAGCGCCTGCTCGGCCATGTCATCGGCCATGACGCGCAGGGCTATTTCGGCCGCCAGCCCCTGGCCAAGGCCATCCGCTACGGCGTGAGCCATGCCGCGTGGGACACGCCCGCCGGGGCGGTGCTCGACATCGATTTCATCAATGACCGGGCGAGCTGGTTTGGCATCAAGTTCGCCACGATCGCCGATTTCATTAGCTTTGTCGGCGGCACGGTGCTTTCCGGCACCGGCGCGAGCCGGGTCATCCGCATCCCGTGGACGGATAATTCGGTCTACGTGGTCGCCGAGTTTATCCAGTCGGGGGATGCCTGGGCCAGCGGTTCCCGCTGTCCCTATGAGTTTTATTCCAACGATAACAACCGGTTCACCGCCACGCGCAATACGTCCGGGCTGCTGGGCGTGGCGGGGGTCACCGCGGGCACGACATCGTACCTGCCGGCGGGTTTCGGCCCGATCGGCGGGCCGATCCTGCGGGTCGCGGCCTCCTATGGCGCCACCATGCGAGGCGCCTATAATGGGCAGGACGCCCAGCTTTCCACCAACTGGCCCGGGGCGCCGGCGGTCACCAATCTCGTCATCGGCGGCGATCGGACCGGCGCGAATTTCGCCTCGCCGTTCCGCCGGTTCACCATCTACGCCGATGCCGTTACCGATACGGCTCGCATCAAGGCGGATAGCCTCCCGGCCTGGGATTGCTGGGTGGACGGCGACAGCTTTGGCGGCGGCGCGGGCAACCCCGAAATCGGCTTCGGGCGCTCGCTCGCGCTGCTCGGCTGGACGCCCTATGTGACGGCGGTCGGCGGCTCTACGCTGGAGCAGATCAAGACGCGCATGCTGGCGGCGCCGGCCTTCGCGAAGGCCTTGCCGACGCTGTGGTGGGACGGCGACAATAACAGCTTCGACGCGACGACCGCCAATGATGTCGCCCGCCATCAGGCGATCATCGCGGCGCTGGGCCACACGAACTACCTGATCATCCCCACCGCCAAGCGCGAAGGGCAGTCGGCGTCGGCGCAGACGGCCGTCACCGCGCTCACGGCCGCGCTCCTCGCGGCCTATCCCGGCAAGGTGCTGCCGTGCATGCCCTATCTGCTCTCGCTGTCCAACGGCACCACGGATGTGACCGCCGTCGCCAACGGCAACGTGCCGCCCTCGGCGCTCATGGTCGACGGCGTCCACCTCGCCGCACCGGCCATGACCGGCTTCGCGGCGCTGGTCGACAGCGCGATGCGCGGCATGGCCTGGGGGATGGCGGCATGATGGAGGCCGCGGTGCCAGACCTGATGCTTGAGGATATCGATCTCCTGCGATGGTCGATCGCCGATGACGGCATGATCCGGACATCGGCGGTGTCCGTGTCGGCGCCTGTCCGCCGCCTTGCCGCCGCTGGCGCGATCGAGCGCGTCGCGACATCCACATCCGGCCGAGGCTGGAGCGCGCTGTGGCGCGTGACCGAGCGCGGCCGCGCGCTCGTGCCCGCCTGACCTGACACCTCCCACAATCTGGAGACCATCATGACCGCGTCGAGCTATGACGGGGCGCTCAAGCGCGTGCTCGTGCATGAGGGCGGATATGCCAATCACCCCGCCGATCCGGGCGGGGCCACCAATCGCGGCGTCACCCAGCGCGTGTATGACGGCTGGCGCACCCGCAAGGGTCAGCCCGCGCGGAGCGTGCGCGAGATCACCCCGGCCGAGGTCGCGGCGATCTATGACATGCAGTACTGGGACAAGGTCCGCGGCGACGATCTGCCCGCCGGCATCGACTATGTCGTTTTCGACGGCGGGGTGCATAGCGGGCCGGTGCAGTCGGTCAAATGGCTGCAGCGCGCGCTGGGCGTCGCGGCGGATGGCTCCATCGGGGCTGCCACGCTGGGCGCGCTCGAAGCGCATCCCGACCACGACGCGCTGATCGCCGACATCATCGCCCGCCGGTTGGCCATGCTGCGGGGCCTCAAGACCTGGTCCACCTTCGGCAAGGGCTGGTCGAGCCGGCTGAAGGACGTGCTGGCGCATGGGCAGGCGCTGGCGCGCGGCAGCGTCGGCCCCAAGCCGACCTATACGGCAGCCGGCGCGGCGCCGGCACGCATCGCGGATATCGCGACTCCCCCGGCGCCGATCGGTGGCTCGGCCGGCGCTGTGGCGGGCGGCGGCGGCGTGGCCGTCGTCATCGATCAGGCCAAGGATACGCTGCAGCCGATGGTCGGCGGCGGCGGCGTGGTCGACACGATCTTCGCCGGGCTGGTGGCAACCGGCATTGTCGTGGCTGTCGGCGGCGTCGCCTATGGCATCTGGGCCTCTCGCCGCAACAAAGCGGCGAGCGCCATCCTGAGCGGTGACGCCGTCGCCGACATCAGCGGCCTGGCGGAGGCGGCATGAACTGGCTCCTCGATCTCATCCCCTGGTGGCTGTGGGCGCTCGCGGGCGCCGGCCTGCTCGCCGCGACGTGGCAGATCTGGCTGCCCTGGTGGTTCGCCCTGCCCAAGCCAATCCGCACCGGCCTCGCCGTCCTCGCGACGGGCGGCCTTGCCTATCTCGCCGGCCGCAACACGGGTTCGGCCGGCGCCCTCCAGCGCGCCCGGGAACAGGAGCAAGCCCATGCCGACGACATCCGCAAAAGGGGCACTGATGCGCGCGCCCATTCTGATCGTGACGCTGTGTCTGGCCGGCTGCGCGACGACGACGGATGGAAGCGGCGTGACGGGTAAGGCGGTGTGCGACAGCTTCCGGCCGGTGCTGTGGTCGGATGCCGACACTGACGAGACGATCCGTCAGGCGAAGGCCAATAACGCGGTCGGCCGCGCGATCTGCGGGTGGCGCCCGTGACGGACGAGGTGCCCGCTGCGATCATCGAATCGATCCGCCGCGACGTGATCGAAGAACTGAAGGATGATTTCCGCATCGTGGTGCGGGATGTGTTCCGCGAAGAGCTACACGCGATCGGCCTTCGCGCTGCCAGCGCCGATGAGGTCGATCAGGCGCGCGAGGATTTCCGTGCTCTGCGGCGCTGGCGACTGGCCATGGACGGCATCGCCTCCAAGATCGGCTACACAGTCATCACCGTGCTGGTGGGGGCGATGTTGATCGTCGCATGGGCAGGGGTGCGCGTGCATGTCCTGCGACCATGACAAGGCTGGCGGCGAGCCGGCGGCATTTCCGCCGCTCGCCGCGGCGCGGCCTGATCGGTTCCCGGGGAGCTATCTGTTGCCCAGTGATCCAAGCGCACGCGCCGTCTATGACGCCAAGCTCGGCATGTTGATCGTGACCGAGCGCCATCATCGCGTGCACGGCCAGATCGAGGATGTGGAGCGATGGGCCGCGACGCTCATCGCGGCGTGCTGGGAGGCGCGGCGGATTAAGAGGAATGAGCGCGGATCGCGCGGATAG